GTTAAAGACATACGCACAGTACAAATTCCTGCGCTTAAAGAACGTGAGCTTACAATGCTGGGCAAGATTGACGAAGTGCGTCAAACTGAATCCCCTATCATTACTACAGCAAGAGATGAAATACAACGCCTACGTGAAAGTGCTGAACAACAAGTAGCACAGAGCCAAACACTAATTGAAAGACTACGTAGCCAACTAGGCGACAAAGACAATGCACAACAATTAGAAGCAGACATCGACGAACAACAGATACGTGTTAGGAATGCCAACACAGAAATTGACACACTCACAGAAGAACGCATTGCACTAGAAGCAGAATACCGCAAACTAGAAGCAGAAGTAGGACCTATCAAATACATTGCTGAATTTGTATACGGTGAAAACGCAGACAACAATATGCTTGAAGAAGCTGTACGTTGGGTAATTATGATTATTATCTTTGTGTTTGATCCACTAGCAGTCTTACTATTAATAGCCGCACAATATACCTTTGACTTCAATCGGAAGCGCAAAGATGACAACGGTGAGCGTCTTCGGCTCGAGAGAGAAGAATACGAACGAGCAAGAGCACAACGTATAATTGACAACCCTGTTTTTAATATTGACACTCCTGCGCCATCTGCGGAACAAAAGGAAGAACTAAACGATGACGGAGACAACACCGGATCACAGCCAAAAGTTGAAGGACTTGATGGGGAACCTGCCATTGGAGCCGGAGAATCTAGAGGAACCATTGCCGACGGAATGGCTATGGCCAAAGAAGACGACAGTGGAGAAGTACTACCAGTCCAAGGAGAAGTAAATGAACGAGTGGATCAAACTACAGACAGCGATATACAAGATGGTGATGTGGAACATAATGAACGAGATCGAGAAGCCGATGATGCGGAAAGTCTATCAAGACGGAGCGATGTGGAATCTACAGAAGAACAAGTTCCTGACAGTGACCAAACCCAAGAAGGAACTAGTACCGAGCAGGACACCAGAGGAAGTACTGGAGAGATACCGGACACCGCAAACAGGATCTTCTATCCAGAAGAAATAGAACAACCTAAAAAAAAAGTAAAATTAAAGTCACAGGAAGAATTAAACCTAGACGCTGATTACGAAGCAAAAGAAAAAGATGATGCTTGGGTAACTGCTCGTGCTATATGGGAAACAAACAATCCAGACCAAGACAGAGACGCTTGGAAGAACGCATATTCAAAGAGCGAAATAGATTCACTTCCTTGGGAAATTACTACAGATGCCGATAACTATAATATACAAGAAGGTTATCAGCAGAATGCAGAACAGAGCGAAAATACACTTTTTAACAAACTATCCAAAAAATAGGTTTTAATTGAAAAAAATTAATATAGTTACGCCGCCGGATATGTTATTCAATGACAGTTTTCAACTGTTATTATTGTATCCTAGCAAACAAATACAAGATGAACTCCAAGATAAATTTCTAGCTAGCATCGACGCTGATGTTAATGTGTATGTATACGACAAGCCTACACAAGTTGAAGAAGAAATTAACTGGATGTTAAATGTATTCAAACAATGCGACATTGCAATAATTGATGTTGACAATACATCAACATGGTGCCGAGACCTTTCTAGCTATATGATAGCTAAAAACAAAACTTATTGGTTGACAAACAGCCAAAATTCAGTGTATAATAGTTTAAGTAATAACAAAGTTTATAACTTAGACTTTTTATCTAATATAGGAGATAATTTTGAGAATGAGACACAACAACAAAGCACCTGAACAAAAAGGACTAACTGTTCAAGTTCGTAATGGTGATTTTGCATTTGCATTACGTAAATTTAAGAAGAAAGTAGCTGAAGACGGCGTACTGCAACAATTGCGTGAGCGTGAGTTTTATACAAAACCTAGCGAAAAACGTGCCAAAGCAAAAAAAGCAGGAATTGCTAGATGGAAGAAAAAACAAGCACTTAGTGATGAATTTGCACCAGCATCACCAAGAACAAATAAAAAAACTAAGAAAAGGTAGTATGAAATGCGCATCGATCAAGATGTTAAGTTAGATTATAAAGATGTTCTTATACGTCCTAAACGTAGCACTCTCAAAAGTCGTAAACAAGTAAGACTTGAACGCAGATTTCAATTTAGAAACTATGCTACTGAGATAGCTGAAAATGAAGAACACTATTACGGTGTTCCTATTATGGCTTCTAACATGGATGGTGTTGGTACATTTGAAATGGCAGACGCATTAGCACAACAAGGGATCTTTACATGTCTTGTTAAAACATATACCGATAATGAACTAATTGAGTTCTTTAATACAGATGACTATCTACGCACTAATAATGTAGCAATGAGCATTGGTACTAGTGAAGAAGATTTTGACAAATTACAAAATGTAATGGAAATGGCTGACGGCAATCTAAAATACATATGTATGGACATTGCTAACGGATATTCAGAACATTTTGCACATCATGTTAAAAAAGTACGATCTGTATTTCCACATATTGTAATTATAGCAGGTAACGTAGTTACCGGAGAAATGACGGAGGAACTTATTCTTGCTGGAGCTGATATTGTTAAAGTGGGCATTGGCCCTGGGAGTGTATGCACTACTCGTATACAGACTGGTGTGGGTTATCCTCAACTCTCCGCAGTTATCGAATGTGCGGACGCTGCCCATGGTCTTGGAGGTCATATCATTGCTGATGGCGGCTGCACTTGTCCTGGTGATGTCGCAAAAGCATTTGCCGCCGGTGCCGATTTTGTGATGTTAGGTGGAATGCTTGCTGGACACGACGAAGGCGGCGGTGAAGTAATTACCAAACACTTTGAAAACGGCGAAGCTACATTATTATCTAATGGTACTTATGTGCCACACTTTGAACAAAAACAGTTTGTGCAATTCTACGGTATGAGTAGTGATGCAGCAAACACAAAACATTTTGGTGGACTAAAAGACTATCGTTCATCAGAAGGCAGGGAAGTTCTAGTACCGTACAGGGGCTCTGTTGGTATAACCATACAAGATTTAACCGGCGGTATTAGATCTACCTGTACATACGCAGGCGCTTTGAAGCTAAAGCAACTAAGCAAATGCACAACCTTTGTTCGTTGTACTCAGCAATTTAACGCTGTGTATGCATCGAGCAATAAATAAACTTGAGATGCTGAAAAGGTCTCAAATTAAAAAAATCTTGCTTAAAAGGAGAAAAATATGAATGTAAGACCAATTCGAGATAGAATTCTCGTAAAGCCAGTACCAGCAGAAGAAAAGACTGCTAGTGGCTTTTTTATTCCAGACACTGCAAATGAAGGACCTGTTCGTGGCACAGTTATACATACTGGCGGCGGAAGAGTTGCCGAAGATGGTACAGTAGTAGCCCTAGTAATTACAGAAGGCGATGACATCATGTATCTCAAAGGCGCAGGTCAACCTGTTAAAGTTGACGAAGAAGATCATATTATCTTAACAGAAGATCAAATTTTAGCAATCGTAGAATAAGGAGAAAATAATGACAGCAAAAGACGTAAAATTCGGCGCGGATAGCCGAGCATCACTAGTAACTGGTGTAAACACACTAGCAAATGCAGTTCGTGTAACACTCGGACCCAAAGGACGCAACGTAGTAATTCAAAAAGCATATGGTGCTCCAGTTGTTACTAAAGACGGCGTAAGCGTAGCAAAAGAAGTTGAACTAGAAGACGCACTAGAAAACATGGGTGCGCAGATGGTTAAAGAAGTAGCAAGTCGCACAGCAGATAATGCAGGCGATGGTACTACAACTGCAACTGTACTAGCACAAGGTATTGTTACAGAAGGTATGAAGTATGTAACAGCCGGAATGAATCCCATGGATCTCAAACGTGGCATTGATAAAGCAGTAAGTTCAATTGTTAATGAACTAAGTGCAATGTCCAAGCCGTGTGACACACAAACAGAAATTGCGCAAGTAGGTTCAATCTCTGCAAACAGTGACACAACTATTGGCGGCATTATTGCAGAAGCAATGGAGCGTGTAGGTAAGAACGGTGTTATTACTGTTGAGTCAGGCAAAGGACTAGAAGACGAACTAGATGTTGTAGAAGGCATGCGTTTTGACCGTGGTTATCTAAGCCCATACTTTATTAACAATCAAGACCGCCAACTTGTAGAAATGGAAAACCCATATGTATTGTTGGTAGACAAGAAAATTACCAACATTCGTGACATTCTTCCTGTACTAGAAGGCGCTGCAAAAGCAGGCAAGCCAATCCTTATTGTGTCAGAAGACATCGAAGGCGAAGCACTAGCAACATTAGTTGTTAACAGTGCCCGTGGTGTTGTTAAAGCATGTGCAGTTAAAGCACCCGGCTTTGGTGAGCGACGCAAAGAAATGCTACAAGACCTTGCCATACTAACTGGAGCAACTGTTGTGTCAGATGACACAGGACTTACACTTGAAAAAGTTACAGGTGAACATTTGGGTAGTGCAGAACGTGTTGAAGTAACTAAAGATCATACTACTGTTGTAAACGGAAACGGATCCAAGGAAGCAATTGCACAACGTATTAGTGTGATTGAAACACAAATTGAAGCAAGCGAATCACAATATGACCGCGAAGGACTTGAAGATCGTCTTGCCAAACTAGACGGCGGCGTAGCAGTCATTCGTGTAGGTGCTGCAACTGAAGTAGAAATGAAAGAGAAAAAAGATCGTATTGACGATGCTCTACATGCTACTCATGCAGCAGTTGAAGACGGTATTGTAGCAGGCGGCGGCGTAGCACTATTACGTGCAAAACAAAATGCAGGCACAATTACAGGTTTAAACACAGATCAAGACGCAGGTATTGCTATTGTAATGGCTGCAATTGAAGCACCATTACGTCAGATTACTGCCAACGCAGGCGATAGTTCTGATGTAGTAGTTGCAAACATCTTAGCCGGCACAGATAACTATGGTTACAATGCAGCGACAGGTGAATATGGTGATATGATTGAGTTGGGAATTATCGACCCAACCAAAGTTACCAAAACAGCATTGGTAAATGCAGCAAGTATTGCAAGTTTATTGCTAACTTCAGAATGTACAATTACTGAAATTCCGCAAAAAGATGCAGGCAATGCTCCGCAAATGCCAATGATGTAAATAATCGGTGATAAATAGTTATGTGATGCCGAAAGGGTCACATAACTTAATCTTGCTTAATAAAGGAGAAAATAATGACAAGACTAGACACACTAAACCTACCTCAGTTCCATAAAGCTACTATTGGCTTTGACAGACTGTTTAACGAACTTGAGTTTGTAAACAGATCAAACACAAATGGACAAGGTTATCCCCCATATAACATAGCCCAGATAAACGAAGACGAGTTTATGATCTCAGTCGCTGTTGCTGGCTTTGGTATGGACAATCTTGAGATTACCAAAGACGGTAATCAATTAAAGATTGAAGGAACTGCTCCTAAAGGAGATGAAGAAGTCAACTACCTACACAAAGGCATTGGCGGACGCAATTTCCGTAGAGAGTTCACACTTGCTGAACATGTAGATGTAGCGAACGCAGGCTTAGAATTAGGCATGCTGAACATTCATCTAGTGCGAGAAGTACCAGAAGCACTAAAGCCTAAGAAAATCGCTATTAACGATTTCTCAGGTGCAGTACACGAAGCAATTGACAGCGAATAAGCAGTCGGGGGAGTGAAATATCTCCCCCATTTTATTAGGAGCAATAAATGACTACTGAATGTGACATCAATATCGATGAAAAAATTAAACTTGATATAGTCGAACCAAAAGATTATAATGTAATCATGCTTAATGACGATGCTACTCCAATGGAGTGGGTTATGGGCGTATTAAAAGAAATATTTAAACACAGTGACACAGCGTCAGAATCACTCACAATGACTATTCATAATGAAGGGTCTGCTGTAGTAGGTACTTATAAGTACGAGATAGCAGAACAAAAGAGTGTCGAAGCTGTTAATGCAAGTCGCAATCACGGGTTCCCTCTGCAATTGAAAGTCGAAGAGGCAGAATGAGCAATTTAAAAGAATTAACTTGGGAACATCATAAAAATGCAGAGCGTCAAGCATTTGTAAAAGAGATGTTTGCAAAAGAACCACAAATATCTAAAGAAAGATACGCATGTTATCTTTTTAATCAGCATCCACAATATAACATGTTAGAAATGCTGAGTATGATGCATGGTCTATTTGACGGCATGCCTGAACTGCGCAGAGCCCCTGCAATACACGAAGACTATCAAGAAATGTGGGGAGAAGCAAATCCTAATCAACCTCCACTAATGCCAGTAGTAAAAGAATACATGGATCATTTAATGTCAATACAAGATGATGCTGACAAACTTATGGCACATGTGTATGTAAGACACATGGGAGATCTAAGTGGCGGACAAATGATTGCGAAACGTGTTCCAGGCGAAGGACGCATGTACAAGTTTGACAAAAGCCATGATGAACTCAAAGAACTAGTACGTGCAAGACTAAATGACAGTATGGCAGACGAAGCAAAACTATGTTTTGACTTTGCAACTAAGATGTTTGTACAATTAGGAGAATCTAAAAATGATTAGAATTGGCGGAGCTCAGATACCAGTAACTAAAAATATAAATCTTAATGTAGAACAACTTAAGAAAGCAATTGACTGGGCATCAGAAAACAAAGTAGACTATTTGCTTACTCCCGAAGGTGCTCTAAGTGGATATATGAATTCATATGATTTCTTAAAAGAAAATGATTTAGAAATCATAACAAGAAGTTTAATTCAATATGCAGCCGAACGTAATATAGGTATGGCATTAGGTACAGAATATATAGAACGTGTAGGATTTGGAGAAGTAAAACGCAGTCAGATTCGTTACTACAATGAAACTGGAGTGGAGTTAGGTTTTTACAACAAACAAATGACAATACCAGGAGAACAATCTTATCCTGGTGATGGTCCTACTTTAATTGATATTGAAAATTGGAATTCTACAGGACGAAGCGAATTTAAAATAGGATCATTTATTTGTAACGATGCCTGGGGCCAACGTGATAACCAACAAATTATAATCAACGATCTATTTTATTACGAATCTCAAAATACAAACGTACTTTTTCATGCAAGTAACGGATTCAGAGGACCAGATGCTGGCACAGAACAAGACAATGTAAATTTAAGATTATTTTCTGACATGCATTTATGGATGATGTCTAGGTATCATATGCCAATAGTAACTGTTGATAATTGTTATACGTTAAACGGAGAGTTTTATGATGGTCCTACTAGTAGTACTAGCGGAGTTATACACAACGGTGAATGGTTGGTAAAAGCAGCGCCAACAGGAACAGATTATTTTTATCACGACTTTAACTTTTAGGTGAACAATGAGTATTATTTGGGATAGACTAATAGAATGCAAAGATGAAATTATTAATATCTTTAACGCAAGTGCAACAGAGTTTGAAGAACCAGGGCTTGACCATTTTAATAATGATCTCTGGGTTAATCGCGTTTGGCGCAATGATGATGTTAGGCGGGCTCACATTGATGTTGTAGATGCACGTGACTCTAAAGGCTTGTGGATGATGCACGTATGCGTGTTTCCTGTGCTTAACAATGATGGTCCTATTTACGGCTTTGATGTTATCGCGGGCAAAAACAAAATGACAGGTGCATTCCACGACTTCTCAGCAAGTAGTGACCCTGACCATCCTATGATTGAAGGATACAAAGAAGCAGTTGCGGACTTTATTCCTAAAAAACAACGACAGCTACCAGAGTGGGCAACTAACATCTTTACAGATAAAATGCTTGCCGCAGGCAATGTAAACACAATAGAAGAAGCAGTTGCTATTATTGAACTTGCACAAGATAATCTACGTGCATACTTTGACGAGATCGGCGAGTTTACTGGATGCGGCGACCGCGACTTAGTAACAGCATCGCAAAACTATTACTGTCATAATCAGCAACAAAATCCACATACTCCGCGCACTATGAAAAGTCTTGGACTAGATGAAGCAGACGTAGACAAGTTCTGCACAGACATGTTGTTTCCTAAAATCGTATAAATATTAAAAAGAAATAGGAAAAAAACATGCGCTATACCGAAATCTTAGTCGAACGAGGACTCAACGCCAATGATCTTGTCAAGCATGGCGATGATCGTTTAAACTTGCTATTACAAAAAATTTCTAACGGAAATGATTTTGTACGTAGAGGTAATGCAGGCACTGTAAAAATTGCCCCAGATGAAGTAGACAAAATTGAAACTGCTATACGTTCAGGAAACACTAGAACTTTAAAATTTTTATCAACTGAAGGTGAAACACTTTCATTGTCTAAATTAGAAAAAACTGGCGAGTTTGGTTCAACAGGAGAAGACGAAGCCGGCGAACGTAAAATGGCTAACAGAGGCAATACCATGGAAGGTGTGCTTGGTGCTGCTACAATTGCAAGACTATCGGCTCGCCCAGGTAAAGACATTACAGTAGATGATATCAAAACAGTTGTTAACAACTTTTCGTCTAAAAAAGCACCTGACCTAACTACAAAATCAGGCGGCGGTTCGATTGTATTTCCAGCTGTTGCTAACGACATTACAGACAATTTTAAACTTACTGTTAAACTTCCTACAAAAAATTATATTGATTTTGTAGACTGGCAGTTTATGGTAGACGATGCAGAAATGTACGGATACATCAATAGTTGTCTTAACTATGTAAACGATGCAACTATTGTAGACAGATTTGCAAAATTCTTTGAAAATAATAATCGACCTGATACTGTACACGTTATTGCAGACGGAGTTTCTGATATGACAGGTCGAAAAACTGACATTTTTATGGTTTATATAGATGAAAACGGCAAAGAGAAAGAACAACGATTTGATCTAAGTTTAAAAGCAGGAACAACACCACAATTTGGTCAGGCAGCAGCCGGTGGTACGAAAGATTCCAGTAAAAAAAGTGCAAAGGGCGAATACGGTTGGAATGCATACAAACAAATATTTGGAGACTTTGGAGTAGATGTATCTACAATAGGTAATGAATATCTGGGTGCAGAATCACTGAGAGATGCTGTAGTGGCAGTGTATACAAAAGCTGGCAATGAATTTCATAAACAGCTTGCTGGTTCTGATGATGATGCAGAGAAGGTATGGCTAAAGCAGTTTGTAAACAATATTAAAGAACATGGCACATATAACAATCCCAAAGTACAGTTAGCACAGTTTGAAAAGAACAGGTATTACGTATTAGATTTTCAGAGACTAGATAGATTGTTGGATAAAGATATACTTGATCTCGATGTAAAAATGACAGTTAGCAAACCTCGAGATGGCGGACCAGGTTGGCCTAGTCTTATATTTTATAACAAACAAAATCCAAAAGAAGTTCTTGTGCGTATAAGATCAAAATATGGTGCAGACAAGATGAACAATCTTATAGAAAAAGGTTCGTTACTTAAAAAGTTAACTAAAGTCCGCGGAAATTAACAGCTAAATCGATAAATACTAGAGTAGAGTGTGAGGGCACTCTCTATCATATTAGAAAGGGCAAGTATGATAGATCCGGTATCCGCCATTGGTTTGGCAGCAGCCGCGTATCGCGGAATTAAGTCAGCAATAGACACAGGAAAAGAACTGCACGATATGGCAGGCACACTATCGCAGTGGGCCGGCGCAATGAGTGATTTAGACTTTTCACACAAACAAGCACAAAATCCACCAATGTTCAAGAAACTGTTTGGCTCAAGTCAAATAGAGCAAAACGCTCTAGAAATTTGGGGACACAAACAAAAAGCAAAAGAGATGCGCGAAGAAATGAAAACGCATATCAGCTTTTATTATGGCCCTTCAGCTTGGGATGAAATTGTACGCATTGAAGGTGATATGCGGAAGAAACGTGCGGCAGAAGTTTATGCAGCCGAAGAACGCAAACAAGCAATCATAGAATGGATAGTTGGGTTGACTATAGCAGTAGTAGGTGTAGCTGTATTAGCTTTTGTTTTTTGGTTAATAGGTGTAGGAACAGGGAAATGGTAATATGTGGTTATTAATATGGTTTGTATTTGTACCTGATCAAGGCGTAAGGTATCATCATTTGAATACTTACACAGCTGAAACGCTATGTACAGTTAACTTAAAAAAAGCATCAGTTATGGTAAATGACAAATCTGAAACAATAGAATGCGTTTTTGTAGATATTAAACAGTAAAAATATTTAACTTCTTGCATTTAGCAATTAATGTAGTGCGCTTAATACCTAAGCGTTCACTTGCTTTTGTTTGATTACCATTATGCTCTATTAATGCTTCTTTTATCTTATCAATAATAAAATCATCGACATCAGTATCTAAACAGTAGTCTTCTGGTACAGGCAATGCTTCTGTCCAGGTGTCAAACATTTCAAAAAATGTTTCTTGTTCTTCAATTAATTGTGCGTTCATAAAACTATTTATACACAGTTAACTGGTGTTAAAATTTTAACATCTAATCGATAAATACTGATGTAAGATGCGAATGTTTCCAAAGGTAAGAGGGTAAATGAAAAATATATTTAAGACAGTTCTAGTGTTAGGTTTGCTGATGCCCGCAATTTCAATTGCGCAGGTAGCAAACGATGCTGACGGTAATTTTGATGAAACAAGTTACGTAGAAACAGACAGCACAACCAACAGCACCAGTACTGTGAATAGTACTAATGCAAATACCAATACGAATAACAATACCAGTACTAGTACAAATACCAACACAAACAATAACACCAACACAAATGCCAATACGAATAACAATACTACCGTATATACTGGAACCAATACAAATACAAACAACAACACTAATGTTAATACTAGTACCAATACCAATACAAACACCAATACAAACAACAACATTATTAGTGGCGGCACTACAAACACCAACAATAACGTATTAAGTGGCGGCACTACAAACACCAACACCAATAACAATACAAATACCAACAACAGTACAGTAAACAGCACTAGTAACAATACCAATACAAATAACAACACTAGCACGTCTACGAATACAAACAACAATGTAATGAGTGGCGGAACAAACAATACCAATACCAATACAAATAACAACACAAGCAACAGTACAGTAGACCAAACTGTGAACAGCACTAGCAATAGTACTGTAGACCAAACTGTGAACAGTACTAGTAATAATACAAACACCAATACTAATACAAACACCAACAACAACACAAACAACAATAATACTACAGTTGATAGCACTAGTCAAAACGAGAACACTAACAATAATAACAATAACAGCACTATCACTCAGAAAGTAATTGCACCACCTCCTAGTGCTATTGCTCCTACAGTTAATGCAGGTGGCAATGACACTTGTACAACCAGCGTAAGTGGTGCAGTGCAAACACAAATTGTAGGTATCGCAGGCGGCACACATGTAAGAGATATGAATTGCGAAAGATTAAAACTTAGCAAGACATTGTATAACATGGGTATGAAGGTTGCAGCAGTTAGTCTACTCTGTCAAGACGAACGTGTTTATCGTTCAATGGAAATGGCAGGAACACCTTGCCCATTCGATGGCAGCATCGGCGCAGAAGCAAAAGACAAATGGGCAGCTAATCCAGAAATGCAACCTGTAGCAGTACAGGCTGAGGAGGACAAAGAACGTGCAACTAACAATATGCTCAAGGGTGCTGGCGGCGCTCTGCTTCTTCTTTTATTGCTGTAATACAGCATTAGCAAATCCTACTCCAGCAGAAAATTGTGCTGTAACAACTTTCACAGGCACCGGCAGCGGCTCAGCAATGATACAAAACCGCGACGGCAGAAAATATCAAAACACAGAAACTGATACATTAGAATGTACAACACTTGATCTAGACGGCAATGTGGGATATATTATTGATCGAACCATGGGCTATGATGAAACTGGTGCTCCTGTAGCAGTATATTCTGAAACAGATGGTTCTTATACTTTTGCACAAAATACTATAACCAACAAAATTATATCATCTACTCTTGCTATCAACGAAGCACTACAACAAGCTGGCGTTGGTATACAGTTTAGAGGATGGGGCTACGAATGGGAAGTTAAGAAGCCTGATGCTACTAGTAGTTTAAAACTTTCAGTTAAAATAATTGGACCAAGCAACAATGGCGGGATATCAGGATATGGTGAAAACGTAATATACAGTGCAGAATACGATTACGCTAACCAATCATTTGCAGATTGGACATCGTTTGATGTAGATCATCCACCACCAGGATTCTTTACAGTTGAAGATGATTGGTATGTAGAAATGTCTATGGAAGGCAACGGCCAAGGTAGTGGTGTGCGTGGAATGAAAATGACATTTGCGTATGCAATTAGAGAAGGCGCAGATCCGTTTGATCCTAACTACGACTATGGCTCAGGACAGGCATTTACAGACGCATGTAATGCAGATCCAATGTACGATACACAATGCCCAGGATATCAAGAAGCATACACACAGCAACAATGTTCAGCAGATGCGCTGTATGACCCTAGTTGTAGCGGATACGAAGCTGCCTACTACGATCAACAATGTTCACAAGATGCGTTGTATGACAGTGGCTGTCAAGGATATGAAGCAGCATACACAGCACAGCAATGTGACACAGATCAATCATATGATTCTAGTTGTCCTTACTACAATCAGTCACAAGCTAAATCAACAACCCCAGGCATGAATGTAAGCGGACAGGGCAGTGATTATATATTCATCTTTAGAGGAAACAATCCAGAAGTATTTGCAACACTACAAGCAAACTTAGATAATATGATGGGCTGGATGTGGGAATGTACAAGCGGCGATGACTGTGGCGACAATCAAGTCGGATATATCAAAGACGCAGTACAGCAAGGAGATGATTACATATTCTTGTATACAGAAGACATAGACGGTAATGTAATAATTCCACAAAGCGGCAAGTGGTATGAGTTTATTGAAATAGATACAGCATGTTCAGCAGATGGCACTTACACACAAAGATGTACTGGCTATGAAGACACAATAGCAGAACAACAGTTTGAAGATGACTGTAATGCAAATCCACAAAGTGACATGATGTGTCCCGGTTACACTGAGCCAAAGTACGAAGAAGACTATGAAGACTATGACGGACAAGACGATGGCAGCTACGATGGCAGCTATGATGGACAGTTTGATCCTAACATGCCATTTGATCCTAACATGCCATTTGATGGAGACCTAACAGGACTTGACATACAAGCAACAACAGGTATTGATATACAAGCATCGACAGGTATTGATCTAGAAGCGTCAACAGGTATTGACCAAGAACTAGCAACTGGTATTGATGATTCAGCAGCAAGAGGTGAAATAGAAGTTGACATGCAAGGTGTGTTAGACTTAATGGGACCAGATGAGAATGGTGACCCGTTTGACTTAGAAGGATTTGAAAAAGGTCCAACAGATATGCCAAGTGAAGAAGATATTGCTAGAGAGCAAGCAGAGTTTGAACAGTTTTTTGAAGAGACAGATAGTTTTGGCGGAGCGGGTTTATCAGACTTCCAAAATGAAGCGTTCCCTGATGCATTTGAAGAACTTCCTATACCTGATGCATTTGAAGAAATGCCAACAGAAGATATATTTGCCGAGCGTCCACTAGACATACTTGAACCGCTCAGTGAAGAAAAGTTTGAAGCAATACCAGAATTACTTGAAGAAGCATTTGAAGAAGCAGTTGAAGAACAAATGATAGCCGAAGAACTGGCAGTTGAAGAACAAATGATAGCCGAAGAAATGGCTGTAAAAGAAGCCGAGATTAGAGAAGAACTAGCAGAAGCTATTGAAGAAGAATTATCTGAAGCAGTTGAAGAACTTGCACCAGTTGAAGAACTAGCAGCCACTGAAGAAGTTGCTGGACCTAGTACTACACCAAATGCTCCAAGAACTAGCAAAACAACTAGTGTTCAAAGACGTGCATTAGATATTGCATCTGAAGCAACTACGGCAGCAGAAAACACAGCAAGTTCACAAGCGTCATCTAGTGCATCATCTAGTACTGACATGGGTAGTAGTAGCGGCGATGATGGTAGTGCAAACAACAGCGGCAATAGCGGCAGCAGCAATGACGGAAGCGGCAACAGCAGTAGCAACAGTGGCAGTGATATGGGAATGGGCAACAACAGCAACAGTGGTAGTGATATGGGAACAGGCAATTCCGACAGCAGTTCTTCAGGGCAAGTAGACTACAGTGGTAACAGCAATACAGGTAGTAGTAACACAGGCGGATTTAGCAGCCAAAACTTTAACTCTGCAACAGGGCAACCTGCACTACAGTCGGGTGATGCAGGCATAGGTGCAATGACTGGTGGCAACGATACACAGTTATTAGCAAGCCAAGGATTAAGCACACAAGAACTAACCGGCGAAGTACCAGATTTAGGCTCATCAACAATATCTTACACATTTGGAAATATAGATGCTACAGTAGCAAATGAAATATCAAGTATAATTGTAGCAGAAATAAATCAGTTGATAATAGATATAACCAAACGTACATTAGAAGAAGCAAATGAAATGGGCGAACCTTTGGATGAAGTAAGTGAAGAAGAACTAGAGGCACAACAAAAACTAGAAGACGATCTAGTACAAAAGGCAATAGACGGTGATACATCAGAAGATGCAACATCGGCACTATTAGGGTACAACCCTAATTTTAGAGAGTACGTACAACCACAGATGAAAGTACAAGCACAATGGTACACATCAGATGGTATATACGAACTACAACAGAATTATGATAACCCGTCATCGAGGTTCTTTAGTGGAGCAAGTGACGAAACGCATCGCAAAATGGTGCGTCAGCAGTATGAGGAGAATTAAATGGCTGAAGTAGAAGTAGGTGGCGTTAAGTTCACCGGGGGCAAGATGTTTGCTGTAATAACTGCACTTAGTACACTAGGTGGAGTAGCATGGGGAGGCTTTGAGTTCTATAACGATTATAGAAATATGAAAGCACAAATACAAGAATACGTTGCCCCAGACCTTAGTGGTATGCAAGAAGAAATAAGCGTGTTAACAGAACGCCTTGCAGCGGCAGAATCAAACATAGATACTAAATTAAAAGCAACTGATGAATCAGTAATTGCAGCATTAGATTATACAAGAGATATTAAGATTGATCTCAAAGCTGATGTGCAAACAATCGAAGTACAAGTAGACAGAGTTGAACAGACTGTTAAGGATACACAAGACAGCATTGATGCTACACTACGTGAAGTTGAAATTGTTAGTCGTGAAAGTGAAAAAGATACTAGAGATCGCATGCGTGAAACTGAAGAACGTATTGAAGCTGCTATGGATAAACTCGAAACTAAACTAAAACAGCAAGTTGAAGAAGCATTAGATAATCCCCTAAACGATATGAAATAAAAGTAGACAAATATATCAAACTGTGTTATAGTATAACATAACAATTAGGGAGATAGATATGACTACATTTGAAAAGATTGAATTTGTTGTCGGTTTATCGTGTTTAGGACTTCTCCTATCACTTTAAAAGAATAATAACAAACTTGGTTTGTTTGCTATACTTCTATGCAATAGAAGAAGATCTAGAGCTATGTAGACTAAAGAAGCGTGGTGAACAAACCTCTGTTATTGAAATAGAAATAGAACTTTAATTAGGTTGACAAGCTTGGTAGTTGATGCTATTATAAGTATATCATGAATTACTAGGAGTATCATATGTCAAATATAAGATTTGCAGGCGCCCAGCTTCCTGCATCTGACAATCTAGATAAAAATGTCCAAGACATTAAAGATGCTATAACATGGGCACATCAAAATAATGTTGACTATTTGTTAACTCCCGAAGGTAGTCTTTCTGGATATTTTCCAGGATTTGATACTTATAATGGTAGATCAGTAGAAGATCTGTATGCTGCTGAAAAACAAGTTGTCGAGTTTGCAACCAAAAACTCTGTTGGATTGTGCTTAGGAACAATGTGGTGTGAAGATGACTCTAGGTTTACAGAGGGCTATCGCAAAGAGAATCAAATTAGATTCTACTCAAACATTGGTAAATTTTTAGGAAGTACAAATAAGACGTATGTTATACCAGAGTATGATCAAACAGTAATTTCAGAAGAACTTAACATTATTGACATGGATTACGACACACAAGGTTTCTATGCAGCTGGATTAATTTGCAATGACTTTTGGGGAGGGCCACTAAGCAGTAAAAAATCACTGCCAGTTTATGTCACAGAAGAACGCAATGCGCAAGTTATATTTCATGCAACCAACGGTTTTAAAGGAGAACTTCCTAACTATGATAAAATTACTGATGCATGGCACGAAGGCAATTTGCGTATGATGAGTTTCGTAACCAGTGTGCCTATTATCACCGTGGACAGTTGTTACAAAATGAATGGCAAAGAATACGATGGTAAAACCAGTAGTCAAAGCGGAATTTTATCAAACGGTATTTGGAAAGTAAAAGCTCCTAGACATGGAATTCAGTACTTTTATTATGATTTTGATATAAATCAAATAATTAACTTTGGTTTCGAAGAACACCCAGACCAAACAATATTAGACTCTAACCCTCTTATAAAAGGATCAATAGCATGAGCAATTATTCATCAGAAGAAAATCAAGAACTAGTAGAAACACTCAAAGGCCCACGTTTCTATAATATCCAACTAAACGGATACGGCGGCGAAAGTGCGTACATGAGTATTAGCAAGGAAGCACACGACTTTTGGCATCCTATTTGTGAAGAACATGGCGACTATGATTTAACTACCTACATGAACAGTGATGGCGAAGAAGAAGACGAGTGGGAAAACATCGAAAGTGTGCCGCCGGAAGCACAGTTCTTGCATGATCCAGATCACGACAACTACAAGCGTCCTTGGTATGAGTCGCACACAGAGTTTGAACACTCATATGGTGTTGAATGGGGTAGTGCATACGTAGTAGTAGACGAAGTTGATTCAATGGAGTACAGTGCAGGTCATGTTGCTAGTGTTATCGAAGGTGAGAACTTGCAAGACATGTTAAACGAACTTGATGAAGCAAGTGGTTATGAACTTGAACCAGTTGTCATGGGTTGTGAAGACGAAGCACCAGAAGGTACAGACTATATTGCACAGTTATACTCGAGCGAAAAAGGACAGTTCTTTGATGGCGTTATTGAAACTGTAGGCGAGTTTGATCCAAAGAAATTAAAAGTCTATACTACAGAATACATGAACGGTGAAGACACTGTTACATCAATTGAGTACGATGGAGTTGAAATTGATAACAATGGTGGAGATACTAACGGAAAAGGTTACTCTGCGAGTGTTTGGAAGTGTTAACAGTAACTTCTATAAAACTACTTAAAAAATTAAAATGCCTAGAAAGTACAGGAAATAGATCACTGTTCATATCGCTCGCCATTTCGTAAGAAGTAGAACCAATATCTTGATAGTATCTACGACTGAGTCCTTTGCGAGTACCCATAGTAGGAAATACACCTGCCACAAACAGACAAGTATCTCCAAGCTCTTTTGCTTCAGTGGTTGTTTTAATTGTTAGGAAAGATTCTGCAAATGTTTCAGGAAGAAAATCAGTTTTGTCAACATAGCTGGCTAGCAACATGACTACATATGCTTCAATTGGTTCAGGCAAATCGTATCCGTGTGTTATGGATGTCTCTTTTACAACATCAAATAACGCTAAGGTATATGCATCATTCATATATATATTTATGTAAGGAATATTATGACAGCGCAAAGATTATTTACAGTAGGATGCTCGTTAACAAGATACCATTGGCCGACTTGGGCAGACATACTTGGGCAAAGTTACGAAAAATTTGAAAATTGGGGTAATCGCGGAGCGGGCAACAAACAAATATTTGAAAGATTTTCTGAATTAGTTGTTAAAAACAAATTAACAACAAATGATACTATCATTGTTCAATGGACAAATTATCATAGATTTGATCAGCACCAATGGGACAATACTCTTACTGAAAGTTGGTTTCCAGCAGGGCATGTGTTCCAAGAAAGCAGAAACGATCCAAGAAGTATGGCTATTCGCAATATGTGGAATGAACAAAGTTATATCATGCACACTTGGAACTACATTCATGCTGCTGTTGGAATAGCTAATACAGTTGATGCAAAAGTATTATTTGTATTTGGCGATGACCTAAGATTAGATTTAGACAATCAAGACTTTAGTTGTTATAAAAAAATAATAGATGATACATATTTTGTAGAACAGGATTTATTTAATTGGACTTGTAAAAACTTTGATAATCGATTATCATTTTATAACGCCGACCCTAATAATAATGTTAATACCAAAACACTTGATTATCATCCTACACCAATAATGTATTACAATTGGTTAAATAGATTTATTGGACCAAAACTTAATATTAATATAGATGTTGAGTTTGCAAATAAAATGCAAACAGCAGTAGAAAGTATTGATGATTATGATAAAATTGGAACTGTAATAAATCAAATAGGTTACGACACAAACAAACATTGGAAAAGAGGTTATTAGACATGAGCAAAGTGATTACATATAAAGTAGAAGATATTTTTGAAGACATTGAGGGCGATGACAAAAATGTACTAATGAATATTCCTCCCGAAGTAAGTGAACGTATGGGTTGGGAACCAGGAGATGTTCTCAAAATTACTGTTGAAAATGGAGTAATATCAATTGCTAAAAAGGTTGACACCGAAGACTAGATGTAGTATAATAGTAGCTCATTCACACAAATAAGGAAGGACTATGTTAAACAACTCAGCAGTAGAATATTGGAGCAAACAACCTACAGATCAACCATGGTTACTAAATGGCTTTACAGGAACATTTGCTTACTCAGATCACCGTAAAATTCCTGAAGGAATACTAGAATTTTTGCTCGAATACTTTTACAAACGTTTGGGCGATGCACGTAAGCATCATATCAAATCAATAGAACTTGACGAGATCAATGCACTTATGAACGATGTATGGGATGGGCCCGGCAGTATGTTTAAAATAGCTAAAATGACACAAGATATGCGTATGTCAAGACTAGATATAGTAATAGATGACGCAAAAGACCCACTAAAAGGCTACGATACACCTACAATTGAGTCAGATTTGGGCGCAAATGTGGTTGACAAGCTGGAAAAATAGTGCTATAATATATACATATTAAGGCAATTAGGGCAGACAGCATGACTATTAGAATTACTGGCGGTACTAAAACACAAAAGAAGCATGTAAGAAGCATGGTTAAGTTTTGTATTAAAACACTTATGCCTCGTATGTACACTCTTGATATTACTGTTAACCTAACTACGCCCAAAGGCGCTATGGGTTACTGTTTAGAGTTAGATAACAAACGAGAGTTTGAAATCGAAGCTGATCGAAGGTTGCGTTTGCGTAAATTGTTAGAAACTATTGCACACGAAATGGTGCATGTCAAACAGTATGCTCGTAGAGAGTTGCACCCTGTAAACGATACATGGTGCGGCAAAACTTATAATCCTAAAAAAGTAAGCTACTGGGATCTTCCTTGGGAGATAGAAGCACACGGACGTGAAGTAGGATTGTTTATCCGCTGGGCAGAACAACAAAAACTTGGACATATGAAGTGGACACAAGATGCCTAAACATACACAAAAATTCTTTAAGCCAACTGACTTGTTTGACTTTAAAACACACTGGGCAGTAGGACTTGAATATCCTATCGAAGGCAGCAAGGGTAATAGTTACACAGTTACTATTGCTGACAAAGGCTTTACTTGTGACTGCCCTGGATTTACATTCCGCGGCAAGTGCAAGCACACAGAAGGAGTAGCACAGAAGTGGAGAGACATTTTTTCAGATGATTTTGAAGAAAAGTTCTTGACATCTGCCTAAAACAATGCTATATTAGTATAGTAAGCAATAAAGTTTACAACTTAAAAAACCCAGGACGAGTATGTCCGCATAAAGGAAACTAAGATGAACAACCACGCACAAAAGATTAACGACCTCTATGATGTATCAGAGAGCAACTTCGTAACACTGCAAGAACGCTTGGAAAAAGCAATTGCAAAATCCCCACAATTTAAAGCACAGCTAGAAGCAGTGGTAGACGAGTTCCGTCGTCGCAACTGTATGCCGCCTTGCGAACGTGGTTGGACACAATTTACAGATATTAAACTATGTACAGCAATTCAAGTTAGCATGGATTGTATCTTAATTGACGAGACCATGCAACGTGAACTTAACATGCGTCACATACTAAAAATCCTATCATACTTTAGCGAAAGCATGGTAATGGCAGTACAGGTATACGAAGATCCATCGCGCCCAGGAAAGTACATTGCATGGGATGGCCAACATACTAGTATTGCACTGTTTATTATTCTTACCTTAGTATTTGGCGAACGTGTAGCAAAGGCAATGGTTCCTGTTGTTGTATATAGCTCACATCAGAAACTAGAAATTCGCAGAAACTTTATTTTGCTGAACGGTGATGCAAAAGAAAGCCTAGACTTTATCGACACATACAAGCAGATGGTATACGGTGTTAAGGTTGACGGATCAACAGATCAAGAATGGTTGGACACTGCACTAAAGAACGATTACTTTAAAGCAGCAGGTCTATTTGCTACTAATTCAAAGTTTGGTGATGAAGATGAACCAGGTGCGTTTACATTGTTGGCTGACACGCTGATGAGCAAAAGCCTCAAGACACGCAAGCACCCAGAAGTAACACGTATGTTTGCAGAATATTGGGCATACCTAAACGAAGAGCGTCCAGTACGTGCTAAAGAAGCAAGACAGTTGTACGAGTACTTTAACTTGTGCTATGAGCAAGGCATTACTGTAGACAAGCAGTACTTGCTGGAAATGGTAGCATTTACCAAAGAGTACTTTGAAGCTAACTTTGGTGAAAATGGCAGTTTCTGGGCCAAAGTAAAGATGAGCTACACTCGGTGGTATGCTCATGCTAACCCAGATAGCTATCAAGAGTTTGGACTTAAAGGGTTCAGCACAGAGATGCGCACAGGTATTCCTTTCTTAATTGCACAAATGAAAGCAAGCACAAACTTGAAAACTCCTGTGTATACGCCTAACAATGGTTATACAGTTACCAAGCAGGACTTGTGGAAATGAAAACTTTACGAGATCCACGCAGCGATAAGCTAAAGAGCAATGCGATACTAAAGGAGCAGCATCGCGCTGCTCCAACTTGTATGCTAGAAGATTGCTGTAATACAATCAGCATCTATGATGGCCCAGGCAGCAATATACTGTGTAGAGAACATCAACTTGAATGCAGCGAATATGGCGGAATGGGCAAACCTGAACGTCCACACACGTTCTACCGAGGTTGGGAATGTACCAATTGCGGATATGATCCTCGCACTGACGAAGTACGTTTTGGCCATGTTGAAGATCCGTTTATTAGAAACAGAGCAATGCGAGGTGTAATGCACGGAGACCATATTCATTTAAAAAGCCAAGGCGGAAAAGACACACAAGATAATATCAATACGTTGTGTGTGTTGTGTCACATGGCCAAGACATACATTGAAGGGGATTTCAAAGGTAATAAAGGAGCTGGACAATGACAGCGAAATGGGTTAAGATCAAGTTAGACAAAGGACGGGTGAGAGAGGTTACAGAAACTCTAATGGACATCCGAGAAGTTTTAGCTGTAGTGTATGCGCAAGATGACTTCAAAGGTCTAGTCAACCGAGACGAGCTCGCGTCAGCTCTAGTCATGGCCTACAAACAAAAAGGTTGACAACTGCTGTAAACATGCTATAATAGTTATATTAATTAGGCAAACACACAGAGGCAAACAATGTTCACAGAAGTTAAAAATGGCTATGTAAACAAAGATGCAGTTCCACTTAAAACTGTATCAATTACTGAAGCACTAGCTGTAGCATATGCGGCATATCGCATCAACAATAACACTTATACCAAAGACACTCGCCGTTTTAGTTGCGAAGAAAACAAGACACAGTTTGACAACAAAAGTCTTGTGCGCTATTACTGGGAAAGCAAGCAAGACTCACAGTATCTTCCAGAAGACTTTGAAATGTTTGAACCTACAGAAGCAGACTATGCTAGCGTAGAACAAGCTCGCAAATGGATGAAGCGTTATGTGATGCTTGGCTTAGGCGAACTAGACGGCTTCAAAGCTGATATGATTCGAGAACTGTCGCAAGACGAAGTTAGGGTTACGTCTGTGGGGCGCATTGCATTTGCTCCAGAGTTTATCAAACGTGATATGCACGAGACAAGTCTTACAAAAACTATCCGTATCGAGTATCGTGACAGTCGTCATATTAATCCTGTTGGTGCAACTGTAGAAGGTATAATCGAGATACTGGACAAGCGTTACAGTAACCAGTGGGAGAGCTATAACTACATAGGTGTAATCGAAGGCAACCTAGTTAGTTTTATGAATAAATATGAACACGAAGTAGGCACTCGCAAGCGTATTAAAGCGAAAGTAAAGTCACATACAAAAAATCGTATGTTCAGCGCAGATGAAACACGTCTTAACTACGTAAAATTATATAAGGTATAAGGAGAGAGCATAATGGGTAGTGATTTAGAATTAGCTTGGTATGCACTACAACCTTTGCTTATAGCTGGATTTACAATAGGTGTAGTATTAGCAGTAGTATTTGGGGCAATTAGATTAGGCTGGAAATTTGCGCCTTATATAGTTTTATTTGCTTTTTTAGTTTGGGTTTTTGGAGGATAAAATGTTTACAGAGAACTTAATGTGGTTATTCGGAGCGTACCTAGCAGGCACTGTTGCAACATACTTTTTGTTTCTTAAACAAAACTTTAAAAATGCAACTGAAGCAACAATTGATGCATTAATTGATAAAGGCTTTTTACGTCATAAAAAGCTAGACGATGGTGAGATTGAAATCTTAAAATGGAATGCCAACGATGACTGAAGATGAACATGATGAAGGTAAAGCAATCTTTGGAATTATAACACTCATTTTAATTCCTATTTGTTTGATCATTTATTCGTTAATTCAATGATTAAATTACAAGGTAAAGTGCCACGCAAAATTTATATTGCGTGTAGCGGCGGAGTTGACAGTATGGCAGCAGTTGACTTCTTATCTAGGAATCATGATGTATTTGTATTACACTTCAATCACGGAACACCGCACGGCTTTGAAGCAATGCAATTTGTTGAACAATGGTGTGCAAAGAAAGATATTGGATTCTTAACCAATGTTACAACAACCACAAGAGAAAAACGAACAAATGAAAGCCAAGAAGAATACTGGCGCGATGTACGTTATGATTGGTTAGAACGCTGTACTGAAAGAGAAATTGTCACAGGACATCATTTAGATGACTGTGTGGAAACATGGGTATGGAGCAGTATGCATGGCACAGGAAAGATTGTTCCTTACAGTCGTAATGACAGAGTGTATCGTCCATTTCGTCTTACTCGCAAACGTGACCTAGAACTTTGGGCAAGCTTAAACAATGTTCCATATATTGAGGATGGCAGCAACAAAGATACACGATATACACGTAATTATATTAGACACACTATGATGCCTAATGTACTAAAAGTAAACCCAGGTATCTACAAAACCATTGCAAAAAAAGTAAGGGAAGATGTAAGTTGATGGTAAATACTATTACTATAGACGTATTTAAGATCCAAGACGGAGAGTTTGTACAATACGAATACTCCGAGTAAAGCAATTATTACAACTAGGAGAATACCATGAGTCATAAACAATTAGAATTTAAAGAAGCCTTAGATACAACTGACTACGGGTTAATTGTAGGGAAACACGGAGAACTTAAAGGAATTTGGGTTCCTGAAGGGAGACAAGATGCGGATATTCCATATGCAATTGTAAGTTTATGTATTGCAAAATTTGGTATTGATCCAAACGGGCACGGCGAATCGGCAGTACTTCAGTAATGGTTAAGCAGGAAGATGTGGACTTTTTAGTAGACTTAGCAATGGAGTGTGAACTTTCTGATCCTATTGATTGGGGCATGCTTCACATTACAGAAAAGCAAGCTTATCAAATGATGGCTTCGCAACTACTAGAACAATTTGGTAATGTTAATAAAGAAGACCTAATGCCAGTTATTTTAGCAACTGCAACCAAACTGTTGGTTGAAAACTTGGTTCTTAACTTGCAACTCAAAGGTGCAGAAAACGTATTAAAAGGCGTTTAAATGTTGGACTTTCCATTATCACTTGCTATATATCGAGATAGTAATTCTCAAATAGTAACTACTGCTAAATTAGGTACTAGGACTTTACAAGGTATTACTAGCCTAACATACCAGCAGCATATAGATTTAGTGGAAGACTCCTTATATCTTTTAATAAGGCATCCTTTTGAAAGGTATGTTAGTGGTCTAATAACTCATAGGCACTTTTCTATGCTTAACGCATTATTAGGTCCTCAGGAAGATAGTCGTTTTTCAGATCATGTATTGTATGATCAGCTTACAAATCTTTTAATATTAGAAAACACTGATTATTGGAACTATTTTATTGAAAAATACGTTGTTCATAATTTTGGAAACTTTGTGGGACTAAACGATGTGCATACTTCTAATTGGCTAGTTCAACTTGATACCGCAATAGATTTCAAAGTGGTTCATTTAAAGCAGTTAGACAATTTAATAACACATTTAGGACATTTGCCTATTGAAAAAAGAAATGTAAGCAATCAGAAGATTACAGATGCTGTTACAACAGCAATATTAGACAACAAGCACTTTAAAGAAACGCTATTAAGATATCTAAAACCTGAAATTAACGTTTACAGAACACTTAAAAACAAAATGGAATTTAATTGGAAATATCCAAAAGATATTATTGACATATAGTAAAAAGTTTGCTATAATAAGTTAAATTAATAACAAACTTGAGGTAGATATGGATAGTTATTACGGCAAGACAGCAATATTAACCAACACTCGCAACGAACAAGAAGTCGAGTGCGAAGTTGACAATGTTAGAGTTAACGAATCATTAGATGCATTTGTTGCCAACAACAAGATACACATGCGTTGGAATGGTAAAGTATATGTGGGCAATGCTCATGGTATGGAATTTACCACCCTTGGTCCAGTAGAATTTAACACAAAAAAAGGAAGATATTAATATGCCACTAGTACCTATGGTAGTAGAACAAACTGCGGGCGGCGAACGCTCATACGATATATACAGTCGTTTGATGAAGGACCGTATTATCATGTTAAACGGTCCAGTAGAAGACAATATGGCTAACTTGATTGTAGCACAAATGTTGTTCTTAGAAAGTGAAGAACCTGGCAAGGATATTAACTTGTACATCAATAGTCCAGGTGGCGCTGTAACAGCAGGATTGGCTATCTATGACACCATGCAGTACATCAAATGCGATGTGCGTACAATCGTAATGGGTCAAGCATGTAGTATGGGCTCGTTCCTAGCACAAGCAGGCACAGCAGGCAAGCGTGTGGTGTTGCCAGAAAGTCGCACAATGATTCATAGAGTGTCAAGTGGCACACGCGGCACCAGCGGCAGCGTACACGTACAAGAGCTACAGTTTGAAGATGCTCAACGTGCATTTGAAGAGTCAAAGAAAGTCAACAAGCGTCTTACAGAGCTTTATGTGCGCCATAATACAGCAGGCAAAACATACGAAGAACTGTTTGAAACTATGAAGTTTGATACATTCCTTACAGCACAAGAAGCAGTTGAGCACGGACTTGCCGACATGGTTGTAGAGAAACGATGATGTCAGAAGTAAGTGATACAGTAGCAAATCTCAAAGGCATTCCAACTAAGCAAGATCTAAAGTTGCAACTAGAACAAAATGTAGTGGTAGTTGACTTTACTAAGTTAAACGGTGACAAACGTGTAATGACTTGCACACTACGTGAAGATATTAAACCACCTGCAACTAAAACTGACACTATGAGTCAAAAGAAAGTTCGTGAAATATCAGACGCTGTTGTAAGTGTCTGGGATGTCAATGCCAAGGGATGGCGCAGCTTTCGTTATGATCGTATTAATGCTGTAGATATTGTTGAAGAATACGAGCAGGAATGGTACAATAAAGGTTGACAATACTAAATATCAGTGCTATTATATACTAGTAAGTTAATTTTATGGAGAAGACAATGAATAAATTGTTAGCAACTGTAGCAGCAATTGGAGCAATAGGATTTGCTACCTCAGTAAGTGCAGAAGAATATGCGACAGTTACAAATGTAAAACCAAACTATCAAACCGTTCAAGTTCCGCGTTACAGAACAGATTGTCGAGTAAATCAAGTGCCTATCTATGGTACTGTACAAGGTGGTCAGGCAAGCACAGGCGATACTATTGTAGGTGCAATCATTGGCGGAGCAATTGGTAATCAAGTAGGCGGCGGCAGCGGCAAAGATGCTGCAACTGTACTAGGTGCTATTATTGGCGCAGATGTTGTAAACAAACGTGCAACTAGGCAACAACAAATTATTGGCTATCGTGAAGAACAAACCTGTAATAATGTAACATTCTATGAAACGCAGGAAGAAATTAAAAACTACACTATTCGTTATACATGGAATAACATCACAGGAAGTACACGCACCTACAACAACTATCGTGTTGGTGACCGTATTCCTGTAGAAATTACAATACGGGCAAAATAAGATGAGTGATGATTTTAACAAACGATTCGATGGCATGGTGTTCAACACAAGTTGGACACAGCCATACTTGCCAACCAGCTACAATCCTTTCTATCAGCCCAGTCCAGAACATGCGGCTACTGAAGAAATGATTCGTATCAATGCAGTAGACAAAATTGTCGACAGTATGGATTCTTATCCAGACGCTGACGCTATCATAAAAAAGATAAAAGGATAGATTATTGTTTAATTACTGTGCTATAGATAATCTCGCGGCACCAAAAATGGCTCTTGGCATTGAAAATCGAGTAATGACAGGAGCCCATTGGGAATATATAGAATCTACCGTAGATACTTCTAGCTTTGACAAAGGCGACAGTAATATTATAAACTCGCAACAATTTGTACATTTAATATATGGCGATAACGGTCCATGTAGTATGTTGTATGGAGAAGTTGTTAATCCTATTTTATGGAGTTTACAAGACAAGACTGGATTAGAAATAACAAGTTTACAACGTGTTAAAGCAAATCTATTAACTCCTAATGGTTCTACTGTTGATAATTACAATCCGCCACACATAGATATTAATAAGCAGGAATATTTAAGTATGGTGTATTATGTCAACGACAGTGATGGTGATACAAGAATCTTCGATGACAACATGACAATGTTACATTCTAATACTCCAGCACAAGGCAATGCTATTATATTTCCAAGTAATAGATTCCATTGTAGTAGCAACCCTATACAATCAAATGTGCGGTGTATCATAAATTTTGTGTTTACTGTGAAGGATATATCAGTTTTAAGCAAGAATTAAACATTTGGAGAGGTGGCTGAGTGGCCGAAAGCAGCGGATTACTAATCCGCCGAACCGAAAGGTTCCCAGGGTTCGAATCCCTGTCTCTCTGCCAAAGACGTGTTGAGGTTGCTCCTCGACTAGTATGGGTTAGCAAGTCCCATATGATAAGAAGTGATGTCGCAATCACAACAAAAGGCTCGATGCAAGTATGCCGGCAGTGTATGTCGTTAGTGCGAAGGGGCGGAGCAGGCATAGTCTGCGTTGAAACCGTTAGCACGTACACAAACTAATTGCGGGTGTTGTGTAATGGTAAGACCTTAGCCTTCCAAGCTAATGATAGGGGTTCGATTCCCCTCACCCGCTCCATAACAACAAGTAACATGAAAGGTTACAATAATGGGTCGAGTCTTTATTGAAGAAGCAATGGATGTTACAGGCATCAATCGAACTGACTTAGTTGCAGTATGTGCTTATCTAAAACGTTCAGGGCAAGCATCAAGTGCAGCAGATGCACTTCGTTTGCTTGAAACTGGAACTATTGATAAACACATTATCGAAGAACAAATGATTAACTCTTTTATGGTTGAGAAGACTGACACTCCAAAAGTTGAGGAAGAAGAAGACTCTATAGAATAAGTACTGTATGATAAACAAATGTCCTGAATGTAAATTTGAATTGGATCATAATGATTTTTGTCCAATTTGTAGAGTAAAAAGATAATGCCGCAATAGCTCAGTTGGTAGAGCAACTGATTTGTAATCAGTAGGTCCCGGGTTCAAATCCTGGTTGCGGCACCATATAACAACACCTTCCAGGCTTAACATAGTTAGCTCAATACCGGAAGGTTACTTATGACCCAAGGTCACTGTACTGGTCTTGTCACCTGTATACACCTGGGTCTTCCTAACAATGCGCCTGTGGTGAAATTGGTAGACACGCTAGATTTAGGTTCTAGTGCTTTACGGCGTGGGGGTTCAAGTCCCTCCAGGCGCACCAAATAAAAGTTAACTTAATGGTTGACAACAATAAATAAAGAGTGTATTATAAATACATAATAAGAAATAAGGAATACTAACGTGTTAAGAACAGTACAACAATCGTCATCACAGAATTGGTGCCCACCAAAAGGTAGGGGTATGTCTTAACGCGACTTTGTAGAAAAGTTATATTAAGCAAGCCCCTAGCACTAATAATGTTAGGGGCTTTTTTTGTGGAGGAATAAAAAGTTTAAGTCGGGTCGGTACAGTTGGAGTGGTACACTGGTCTCCAAAACCAGGACGAGAGTCAGGGGGTTCGAATCCCTCACCCGATGCCAAATAACTCGATGTAGCACAGTCTGGCAGTGCGTTCGCTTTGGGAGCGAAAGGTCGTAGGTTCGAATCCTACCATCGAGACCAAGTTTTGGGGAGTAGCCAAGCGGTAAGGCAACAGGTTTTGATCCTGTGTACCGAAGGTTCGAATCCTTCCTCCCCAGCCAATTTAAATGGTTGACAAACGGTACTAATTATCGTATAATAGTTATATTAATTAGGCACACAAGGGTACAAGGCAATGACAACATTTGTAATTAGTGATACACACTTTAACCATGCGGGCATCCTTGAGTTTAAAGATTACATTGGCAAACCTGTAAGAGGTTTTGATTCTGTTCAACAGATGAACGAAGCAATGATGGACAACTGGGTAAGTGTTGTAGGTCCAAAAGATACTGTTATCCACTGTGGTGACGTTCTTTTTGGTATGGACAAAGCTGACTGGATGGCTGCAAACTTTGCAAAGTTACCTGGTAAGAAAAGGCTTGTTGTTGGTAACCACGACAACTTGAAAATACTTGCTCCGTTCTTTAAGGATATGCAGTTGTGGATTGATATGAGCGACAAAGGTTTGTTGTTTAGTCACACTCCACAGCATCCAAGTACACTTGCTGAAAGTCATAGGTTTGGTGATAAGCCGTTATTAAACGTTCACGGACACATCCACACTAACCCTTCACCAGAAGGACCATACAAGTGTGTTTGTGTTGAGCAAATCAACTACACTCCAATTAACATTGAGGAATTAAGGATTGTATAATGTCCAAAAGCATCAGACGTCCTCAAGCGCCCAAGCGGCGCAACTTTGAAGCAAAGGCGGTAAGGGATCCACAAGGTCCCTTCCGTCCAAAGAAGTTCAAAGATAAAACTAAGAATAAAAGGCCCAAGCACAATAAGATAGATTGGGAAGAATAATGGTTGACATAATAGTATTTCGGTGCTATTATGTATATAACAATTAGGCAAACAAAGAGGCAAAAATGAGAACACAACCGCAAGATATTATCGCACAACTAGAAGCTGACAACAGCAAACTAGCTAAACAAGCAATCCTAAAAACAGCACACGAAGAAGGACTTCCAGAGTTTTTTGAAGGTCTAAAAATGGCCCTTGACCCACTTGTAACATTTGGTGTTAAGAAAGTTCCAGAGCGTTCAGACGTACTTACAGGACAAGGTCTACCGTGGGAAACATTTGTTGAACTTGCAATGAATCTTGCAGGACGTAAACTTACAGGACATGCGGCACGTGATGCAATTGAACTTGCAATGAGTGTTGCTACTACAGAACAATGGAACGGATTTTATAGACGTATCTTAATTAAAGATTTACGTTGCGGCATGAGTGAAAAAACTGTAAACAAAGTAGTACCAGGCACTGTGCCTGTGTTTACTTGTAGCCTTGCACATGACAGTGCCAATCATGAAAAAAAGATGGTTGGCGAAAAGCAAATTGAAATTAAGCTCGATGGTGTAAGAGTTATTACTATTATACGTGGTGACAAAGTTGAGATGTTCAGTCGTAATGGTAAACAGTTTCATAACTTTGGACATATTATTTCTGAGATTGAAGCTGTAATCAAAGACCATCCTGTACCATATCCACTTGTGTTAGATGGTGAAGTAATGAGTGCTAACTTCCAAGATCTTATGAAGCAAGTACATCGCAAAGATGGTAAACAATCAACTGATGCTGTACTGCATTTGTTTGATACTATTCCTTTAGGATGCTTTATGAATGGTAGCTGGGACAAGCCACAAAGCTTTAGAAGTGCAATTACCAAAGCATGGGTAGAACAGCACGAGAGCGTACTTCAGCACGTATCAGCACTGGATTGGGAAACAGTCAACTTAGACTCAAAAGAAGGGCAAGAACGCTTTGTAGAGCTGAATAAGCAAGCCGTAGACGGCGGTTATGAAGGTGTAATGATCAAAGACGTTGATGCGCCATATGAATGCAAGCGTACACACGCTTGGCTCAAGGCAAAACCGTTTATTGAAGTAACATTGGAGGTAAAAGAAATTGAAGAAGGCACTGGTAGGAATGAAGGCCGTCTTGGTGCATTCGTTTGTGAAGGGATCGACGATGGAAAAAATATTTGCGTCAATGTGGGTAGCGGTTTTACTGATGTCCATCGCGATGATTATTGGACTCATCGTAGCAATATTATCGGCAATCTAGTGGAAGTACGTGCAGACGCTGTAACACAGAATCAAGACGGTACTTACAGTCTACGTTTCCCACGCTTTAAAACATTCCGCGGGTTTGAAATTGGCGAAAAACTCTAAATAAGTTGACTTTCGGGTTATCTGGCTATATAATATACTGACAACACAGAATTAAGGACTATCATGACTGATAACTTCAAACTATTATCGGATAAAGAACATATCCGTAAACGTTTTTCAATGTACGGCGGCAGTCAAGTCGTACAACAAGAACAAGCGTTTATTAATGCAGAGTTTACAAAGGTAAACATCGTAAGTGGACTGCTCAAAATTATCAATGAGATTATTGATAACAGTGTAGACGAACATGTTCGTACTAAAGGTGAGTATGCTACACGCATTGATGTAGATATTGAAGCTGACGGTACTATTGTAGTAAGCGACAACGGTCGTGGTATTCCTAGTGTAGAAATTGACACACCAGATGGTAAAGAATATCAGATGGTGAGTGCGTTTACAAGAGCTAGAGCAGGTAGTAACTTTGATGATGACAATCGTGAAAGCATTGGCATGAACGGTGTTGGCTCAATGATTACATTTGTTACATCCAGTGTGTTTGATGCTAAGAGTAGCGATGGCAAACTGCAAGTACAGATGGTAGGCAAGAACGGACAGATTGATCGAATCCGTACTAAAGAAACTGCACTCAAAGGCACAACTGTTAAGTTCCGTCCTGACTATGAATTCTTTGGTATGGAGAACATTAACGAAGCACACAGTGCAATGATTGAAGAACGTGTGCGCTCGCTTGCACTAGCATTTGATAGTGTGCGTTTCCGCTTTAATAAAAAGATTGTTAGACTAAAGTTTGCAGACTACTTTGGTGACTGTGATATTTTCCAAACAGAGAAAGCAGTGTTTGGTATTGCTAAGTCAGATGGATCGCATCAGTCGCACAGTCTAGTAAATGGACTGAGTGTAAAGAGCGGCACACACATTGACCACTTCCTATCAACTATTATGCAAGAGTTGCGTGACACACTAAAGCGCCGCAAGAAAGTAGACATTACGGCAGCACGTTTAAAGCAACACTTGCGAGTACATGCTATTGTAAACGGCTTTCCTGCACTAAAGTTTGATAGCCAGACAAAAGAACGTGTAACTAACAGTGCAGCAGAATGTCGTGAAGCAATCGGTGAGATTGACACAAAGAAGATTGTTGCCAAGTTGATGAAGAACGAAGACTTGATCAACGAGATTTGTGCATACACTAAAATGCAAGAAGACTTGGCTGCTAAGAAAGACTTAGGTAAACTTGAAAAGTCTAAGAAAGTAAAGTCGGACAAGTACTTTGCGGCAATCGGACATCGCACAGATAGAATTTTTGTAGTAGAAGGTGATTCAGCAAGTGGTGGCTTGATCAAATGCTTGGGACGCAAAGGTAATGCGTTTTATGCACTTAAAGGTGTTCCGCTTAATGTGCTAGAAGTATCGCATCAAAAGTTTATGGCGAACAAAGAGCTTAGTGAACTGTACACAATTATTACTACATTTCCAGAAGCAGAAATTTGTTTAGCAACTGATGCTGACGCAGATGGCATGCGTATTACAGGACTAGTATCGCTGTTTATGTACAAGTACTTTCCGGAGCACCTAAACAACGGCAAGATGAAGATACTACGTACTCCTATTGCAATTGGTAAAAAGAACAACGAAGTAAAAGAATGGGCATATACGTTTAGTGATGTAAACAAAATTGACCACAAGCTAGACGTAAGCTACGTAAAAGGATTAGGTAGCTGGAGTGAAAAAGATTTAAGACATATCATTGACGCAGACACAATGGATGAAATGTTGCCAACAGTAAGCATTGCTGACACAGACCTATTTACAAATTGGTTTAGTAGCGGCACAATTGATTACCGCAAAGAGCAACTCCTACAGAGTGCGCCATTTGATATTATGAAGGTATAAGATATGACAAAACAAATACCATTAGAAGGCTTTTTTAAGAACGAATACATTGACTTCTCAGTGTATGACAACGTTCGTAAACTGGCAAACTATATTGACGGACAAAAGAACGCAAGTCGTAAGATTGTACACACAGTCCTGCAACAGAACATTGACAAGTTTGTTAAAGTAAGCAACTTAGGTCCTAAGGTACAAGACTATGCACAATACTTGCATGGTAGCTTAGAAGGCACTATCGTTAACATGACTGCAAACTATGTAGGCAGCGGCAACAATGTTCCATTGCTCCAAGGTGATGGTAACTTTGGTAGTGCGTTTATTAATGATGCGGCTGCTACACGTTATATCTTTGCACGTATGAATCCAATCTTAAAGCAACTGTACAACAAGGATGACTTTGTTAATTTAGAGCATCAGGATTTTGAAGGTGCTAAGATCGAGCCGCGCTTCTATGTACCAGTACTGCCTATGCTTGCTATCAACGGCAGTGAAGGTGTGAGTATTGGATTTGCACAAAAGATCCTTCCGCGCAAGCCTAAAGAGATTGTCAAGTGGGTAAAGCAACGTGCCGCAGGAGAGCGCATTACTGCTAACCTTACTCCGCATTGGGAAGGTATGAGCTGTGTTGTTAACAAAGGTGAAAGCAAAGTTCAGTGGGAGATTACAGGTAGCTTTACACGCAAGACCAAGCACCGTATAACCATTGATTCGTTGCCTATCGGATACACGCTCAAGCAATATCAATCAGTGCTAGAACGTTTGGTTGACGACAAGGTTATCAAAGATTATGATGACTTGAGCGACAATGATGTGTTCAAGTTTGAGATCCAAGTAGATAGAGCTTTTGGTGAGCGCACAGACGAATGGATTATGACCAAGCTCAAACTGATTAAGAAGGTTACAGAAAACTTTACTTGTATCGACGAGAACAATAAGATTGTTATTTTTAACAGTCTTAAAGAACTGCTAGAAGCGTGGTATGTAAAGCGTATAGAGTACAACGACAAGCGCAAACAGCACCTACTAGCTAGTATGCAAGAGGAAATGGATTACACAAACGCTAGGGCCAAGTTTATACAAGGCGTTGTAGACGGTGCCATAGAGCTTCGAAATGCTAAGGAAACAGCAGTCATTACACAAGCTGAAGCATATGACGCTATACTACAAGGGCGTGTTAAAGGTTTCTTAGGACTTCCCATGCGTAGTTTGACAACAGAAGAAATAGCAAAGCTCAAAGCCAAATCCAAAGCACTTAAAACACAAATTTTAGACTACAAAAAGAAAACTTTTGAGGAAATTTTAGTAGCTGATTTGGATACTGTTGTATTTTAATAAATACAGTATGACACAAATTAACACATCTGAACTCGACGATGCAATTCAGCAATTAGGTACTTCGCTTAGTAGCATTGTTAATAGAGCCCTTACAGTCGACGACATGCGTATGGAGTCGCTAACTTCTGTAGCATTCCAAGCAGACGATAACGGTGTGTACGGCAAAGGCTTGCAGTGGAGAGGACAAGGTCCTACCAAACAATTAGTATATAGAGCAAATCCAGATCGCATTTGGACTGATGAAAGTATTGATATAGGTCAAGAATCTGCTTATATGATTGGCAATACGCCTGTTTTGCGTCAAACAGAATTAGGATCTGCTGTAAGAACCAGTAGTTTGGTAACAGTAGGTACACTACAAAATTTAAGAACAAATGGCAATTTAAATATTGATGATTTTGTGTTTTACAACACAGACTCAGAAAATTTTGCTATCGGCACAGAATCACCAAATGGTAAATTTGCAGTAGCAACATTAGATGCAGAGTTTATTATTGACACAAGTCCAGGCACTGTAAAATTAGGCACCTGGACTTCAGATGATCTAAGACTGATCACAGATGATACTACTAGAATAGTTGTTCGTGCCAATGGACAAATTGACTTAGGCGATCCTGACGGAGCAGACACAAAGGTTACAGTTCATGGAAAACTTGGAATTGGTGTTAATAGTATTGATTCTGATGTGACACTTAGCACTAGCGGACCAGTTAAATTTGAAAACAAGAAATTTATGAATGGCACTGAGATACCTACATCAGGAACATTTAGACAGGGTGATATTGTGTGGAACGAAAATACTATGCAATCAGGTTATGTTGGCTGGGTTTGTGTAAGATCAGGAACTCCTGGCGAATGGCGTCCATTTGGACAAATAGGATAACGGCATGATAGAAAATGTTAACGACACAGTCAATAAGATTAGAATAGGATTAGCACAGGTAGCAGATGCACTGGAAACTGTAGCAACAACGCCAGCGCCAACACCCGAATTTCTTAATAATGAAATTAGTGGTGACAAAGTCCATGGCGGCGTAATAAGCAGGTTTAGTAGTATTGGTATTGAAGATACTGCTACTGAACGTGCGATACTAGTTACCGACGATGGTACTGTAATTGATAACTTAGTCACTGATCATATCAGTAGCAGTCCGACAGTGTATGGTGATTTAACTGTACAAGGATTAATTACTGCACAAAGACTTCATGTAGATGAACTAACTGCTGATGTACGCAATGAGCGTTCAACACCTTTGGAATTTATTGCAGATGACAACGGCATTTATGGCAAAGGATTGCAGTGGCGTGGTCACGGTCCTACCAAACAATTAGTATATAGAGCAAATCCTGACAGACTTTATTCTACAGAATCAATTGATATACAAGCCGGCGAAGGTTATTCAATTGATAACAATGTGGTACTAAGTGGCAATGAATTAGGCAGTAGTATTAGAACAAGTAGTTTGGTAACAGTTGGAACACTACAGGACTTGCGTACAAATGGCAACTTAACCATCGACGACTTTATTATATATGACAGTGACAGTCAGCGACTGGGCTTTGGCACAGAATCACCTAATGGTAGCATCAGTATTACTAGTTTAGAATCAGAATTTGTAATCGATGTAGAAGGCGAATCAACTAAAATTGGTAACTGGACAACAGACGACTTAACTATTGTTACTGACAATACTACAAGAATTACAGTTCGTGCAAACGGCAAAGTTGAGTTTGGCAGAAGCGGAAGATCTGATGCACAAGTTAGTGTTCATGGTAAACTAGGAGTTGGGGTTAACAACGTGTCCAACGATGTTTCAATTGCAACATCATCTGCTATACAAATAGCAGGTAAGAAAATATCAACTGGATCAGAGATCCCAACATCAGGTACTTTTAGACAAGGTGACATAGTATACAACGATAATGCAGTTGCAACAGGATATGTTGGTTGGGTGTGTGTACGAGAAGGCACTCCAGGTGAATGGAAGTCCTTTGGTCAAATTAGTTCATAAACGTGTTACTTTAAGTAACGGCTCCTCTCCATAAATATACTGTGGACAAAGATAAGAACTATAAAATAACCCAACAAGTAGAACGATGGGACCTATATGCTAGGTTAACTCCCACTGCTTTCCTGGTGTTTGGCGCATTGTTACTAATATTTGATATTGCTAGTCAACAAACTGTAATATATATAGGTTTAGTTGGATTTTCATTTACGGCAGTAGTATGGTGGTGGTGGGCAATTTTCACTATTAAATACCTTGTAACTACACTAAATAGAGCTAGTAAGGGATTAGAAGAAGTTACACAGGAAGTAAAATCTGTAACATCGGATTTACAGGATTTAAAAAATGACATCTAAAAAATATATTCTAATAAAAGCAGCTACTAATGTTATTAGCAGTTTGAGTATGGTTACGATTATATGCTTAGGTATTGCTTATATGAGCTTTGACAATGCATTTGTATTTACAGATACAGAAATTAGCGTTACAAACAATCCAGTAACAGCAGAAAAAGACATAGAGTTCTATATGGTTGGCTCAAAGAAGTATCAGTGTAACAGCACAGCCGCATATGGCGTAGCACACGCAACAGACGGCTCGCACTCATATGAACTAGACACATTTACAAAACGCTATGTGCAAAACACAGCACCAGGTGAACGAGTAGAGAATGGTTGGCATATGGCTGTACCTGAACATATGAAAAAAGGTGGCGAGTATCGTGTTAGCATGACAGGCGAATTTGAGTGCGTACACTTGATATTCAAAACACAAAAAGTACAAGAGTTTGATAACATCTATTTAAAAGTAGAACCGCGCATCGCCGCTAAATAATTTTATGTTAGTAATCGGCAACGGTGAAAGTCGCACCTCTGTAAACATCAATAAATTAAACTACACTAAAATAGGATGCAATGCAATTCTTCGCGACTTCAAGGTTGACCATCTTGTATGCGTAGATCGTCCGATGCTATACGAAGCATTTAATAGTTCATATCATAAAAAAGCAGATATTTTTACCCGTCAAAATCATTGGGTACAGTATAGACTTGAACCAAACATAAGGGCAGTTCCGAAACTACCATATGAAGGCAATCAACGTCCTGATAAAGCTATACATTGGGGGTCAGGACCATATGCTGTATTATTGGCAGCAACAATGACACAAGATGACATACATTTGCTAGGTTTTGATTTGTATGGCATAAACAACAAGGTCAACAATATATACAAAGATACAGCAAACTATGCACTTGCACAAAAGAGTCCAGTTGATCCTAGATATTGGATATACCAAATAGGCAAAGTGTTTGAATGTTTTCCCAGCACTCGCTTTATTGTACACAACGACGATTTTGAATTACCAAAAGCCTGGAATCAGTCTAATGTTTCACTTGACACGATAAGTAATTTGTAGTATACTATACGTAAGGACTTAGCGTCAACCCTTCTAATTCTGCCGCTACATATTTAACTAGGAGAGATATATGGCATATTATAGTACTAAGCATTACGGACACAACATTGGATTATCAGCAGTTTTTAGACAGCCCAACGCAGATCATTCACATTGTCATTTGCTACACGGATATAGTTTAGCATTTACATTTACATTTGGATGCACAGAACTAGACAATAAAAATTGGGCTGTAGACTTTGGTGGACTAAAACCGCTTAAAGCATGGCTAGAAGATCATTTCGATCATAAGGTAGCAGTAGACGCAAATGACCCAGAGATGGAAACTATGCTAATGTTACAAAACTTAGGACTAGCAGAAATTAGAGTATTTGAAGGCGTGGGTGCAGAGAAATTTGCAGAACATGCATGGCGCTTTGCAGACACACTTATACGTGAAGCAACAGACAATCGTTGCTATTGTGTGCGAGCAGAGTGTGCAGAGCATGGTGCCAACTCAGCTATATATGAAGCATAGAAAGGAAATTAGATGAGAGAAGAATGGTTTTGGGAAGAAGTTAACGAAGCCCGTGCTAAAGGTGAAAGTCGTTTATGGAAAAATGCATTTCCAGAAGCTAATGTATTGGATATGAATTGTCTAGTCGAGGTCAATCAATATCTAGCCACAGTTAGTGGAGCCAACCCTTTAGCATATCAACATCAAACAATGATGTCACCGGTACATTGGGATGAAAGAGTAAAACCATTTTATTCAGAATTTTTATCTAATTTTGAACGACAGGGCACAGAAACAGATTGGAATAGTTTTTTCTTTTTTAGTACATCAGACGAACATCAGTCTTTAAACTTACACGGAGACACAGAAAGTGTACTTTTAATACAAGGCTATGGCGATGTAGGCATGGTAACATATCACCAAGACAAACCAGGAAAAATAATTCATCATATGGAAACAGGCGATGCTCTTTTACTTCCTCCTTTGTATATACACAAGCCAGTGCCGATCGGGCCTAGAGTAACGTTGAGTTTAGGTGCTATACCCAAACATTATTCAGCGGGTGCGCCGCAAATGAATCCAAATAGACACTGATAATTATGAACTACGTTGTTTGTTTAAAATACGGAAACAAATACTCAGCGGAATATGTTAATAAACTTTACTCAATGGTAAAGCGTAACTTAACAGTTCCGTTTGAGTTTGTATGTTATACTGAAGATCCGTCTGATATAGATACCGATATTAGAGTAGAACCTATACAGATAATTCCAGGAGTTAGCGGTTGGTGGTATAAACCAATGTTTTTTAATCCTAAACTTGGATTAAAAGGTACAATATTGTTTTTTGATTTAGATGTAATAGTTTTTGACAATATAGATAATCTGTTCAGTTATGAAGCTGGAAAGTTTTGTATTATAAGAGATTTTAATAGACACGTAATAAAAAATTATAACAAGTTTAACAGCAGTATTTTTAGGTTAACTACGAATATGCATCAACATGTGTATACTGACTTTATTAAAAATCCAAATAGTCAAATAAAACGTTTCCAAGGAGATCAAGATTGGTTACGTGCTTCTATTAAAGAAGGCACATATGCTTATTGGCCCGATGAATGGATACAAAGTTATAAATGGGAAATGCGCAGTAAACCAAAATTTGACAATGCTCCAAGAGGACAAAGAGATTTCGAAACTACTGGTGATCCTGTGATAAAGAACGAAACAAGTGTAGCAGTATTTCACGGCGATCCTAATCCGCATAACTGCAAAGATCAGTGGGTTATTGACAATTGGTCTTGACACGTATTAAGAAACGTGTTATACTTGCTATACAATGGTACAAACAACTCAGGCAACATCCACACTATGCATGGTACAACTGTATCGCATGGGCGTGGTCCAACTCAGGCACACACGAACTTGACGGTTCTTATAGGAAATTTTAATATGCAAGATCTTAAATTTACAACATGCGGCGATTATATGCAACAAGAAATACAACGTATTGGCTTTGCTTGCAAGTACTTACATCCAGATCAAACACAGAAGAAGAAAGTTCTTGAAGAAATCCAACGTCCACTTACTGAAAAGTGTACAACAGTACAATGGCTAAATAGACAAACAAAGGATGTTGCAGAACAAAGATTGTGGGACATTATGGTACACAATGCAGCAGCCGCAAAGAGGTTAGTAGAGTATGTGGGAAGCCTTCCTCCAGAACTTAGAATGGTCCGACTTGGTAGTAATCAGCTTCCTGTTTATACCCAGCGGGATTGGAGTTATTATTGGCAGCGTCCTGATGTTATTGCCTACCTCGAAAAACACTACGGTGCAGTCGGTGAAGCGGCAAGAGCCCTCGATGTCCGACTATCGATGCACCCAGGCCAATTTACTGTACTTGCAAGCGACAACGAAGAAATAGTAGAACGGAGCATAGAAGAATTTGAATATCACGCCACTCTCATCCGGTACATGGGTTACGGGAAACAATTCCAAGACTTTAAATGCAATGTCCATATATCGGGTCGAAAAGGTCCACAAGGCATTAGGGACGCACTTAAACGACTCTCGCCTGAAGCAAGAAACACTATTACAATCGAGAATGACGAAAACAAGTGGGGACTCGAACACAGCCTCGAACTTGTCGACGACTGCGCACTTGTACTCGACATACACCATCACTGGTGCCGTGAAGGCGAATACATACGTCCCACCGACGATAGATTTGCTCGCGTAATTGACAGCTGGCGTGGTGTGCGTCCTGCAATACATTATTCATACAGTCGCAACGAACACCTACCCGAAGGCTTTGCACACGACACTATGCCCGATATGCCAGCACTACTAGAAGCAGGCTACAAGAAAGGCAAACTACGAGGACACAGCGATTACTATCCTAATCAACTTGTTAATGACTGGGCATTGAGCTTCTTGCCTTACACAGATATTATGTGCGAGAGCAAGTGTAAGAACCTAGCAAGCATTGCGCTATATAAATACAGTACGGAGAAAAACAATGAGCAACTATTTGAGCAACATGTACGGTCGTCAATCCAAGAACACTGCACAGCCTACTAACAAAAACCCTAATCGTGTAGCAGGTGGATTACGTGCGCAAGGCGCTGACATGTTTGAAATGTTAGGTGAAGACGGTAGCGTACAAAAGATTCCTACAGAAGCATATGTACGTTCATTGGAGGATCAGTCACGAAAGCAGCGAGCGGCTATCACTGTATTAGAGCGTAAGCTAACTCGCTGTGAAACTTCAATTGAACAATTAAAGAATGCTATTTCGCGTTCTTAGCAAGCTTCAATACTTCAGCTACTAGGTCTGCTTTTTTCTTTCTTTTGTCAATGTCTACTTTATAGTTCGCTTTAGCAAAATCTTCTAAGCCTTGTTTGGTAAGTTTTGATAAACTTGCCTTTGTTGCTTTAACAGATTTTACTTCAACTTCTACAATCTTTTCAATCTTCGGTGGTGTTACTGCTTTAGGAACAATATCAGACAATTTCTGTGCCGGTATCGCTACGTCTTCGGCGGTAACAAATAAATTTTTAAACCATTTTATCATAATTTCCTCCTTAAGGAACTATTATTTATAAATATTTGTCACAAGGAGATTTAAATATGATTAAAACATGGATTAAGAAAAGATTAGAAGAAAGAACAACAATGGACGGTGCAGTATTAATTGGTGCTGGAATTGTGTTTCTTATCTTTAAACCACTAGCAAGCATTGTTGCATACGGTGCTATTGCTTACGGAGCATGGACAATTTGGAAAGCAGAATAATCAAGATGCAACAAATTGTAACAATCACCTGAAATAGGTTGCTTTTCTGTTGTAATATGTTTAAATATTAATTCCAGGAGAATTATATATGAAATATATTACAGCAGCATTAGCAGCTTTATTCCCACTCGTACTATCAGCACAAACATACACTAACGAAGTAGCAGCTATCATCAACGATAACTGTGTAGTATGCCATCGTGCGGGTGGTATTGGGCCAATGAGCTTTGAAACATACGAGCAAGTACGCCCTTGGGCACCATTAATATCACTTAAAGTAATGAAAAGAGAAATGCCGCCATATGCGTATGACCATGGCATTGGAATTCAAGACCTACAAGGTGATTGGCGCTTATCACAAAAAGATATAGACACAGTGGTTGAGTGGGTAGATAACGGAGCAAGTTATGGAGATCCAGACAGAGTAGTACAGCCGGCAAATTTACGTGATCCAGAAGCATGGAACTTTGAAGGAGACTTTGGCGCACCGGATGCAATTATTGCAAGCGTAGCAATAGATATTCCTGCAAATGGCAATGACTTGTGGCATAAGCACAATGTTCCAACAGGACTAAGTGAAGACCGTTGTATTAAAGCAGTACAAGTTAAACCACGAGGCAATGCCAAATCAGTAGTACACCATGCCAACTCAAGTATTATAACTGAGGGAGGCAGACAAGGTATGCTAACTGAGTATGCTATGGGAAAGTGGGGAGAGATAGTTCCAGAAGGAGTATGCAGAACTATCCCAGCAAACGCAGAAGTAGCATGGGACATTCATATGTTCCCCGGTGGACTTGGAGCAATGGCACCAGGATCAGTTATTCGAGACAACGTGGTAGAGATTGGTCTTTGGTTATACACCGAAGAGGAAAGCGAACAACTGAAATACAAACAAGATTTGAGTTTGTATCGCTTAGGCGACCAGGACGATATTACTATCCCACCACACGGCTATTACATGACACAAGGCTTCCACAGTTTTGACCATCCAGTTAGACTAGATAGTTTTCAACCACACGGACACCTGCGTATGAACGCAGCAAGTTTGGAAATATTCTATCCAGAGACAGGACGCACAGAACAGATTAGCCAAGTAAGCAATTGGAGTGCAACATGGCATCACAGTCATTTGTACGATCCAGACGTAGCACCACTTTTACCAGCAGGAGCAGTTATTGTTCTAAAGCAATGGTATGACAACACAGCAGAAAATCCAAATAATCCAGATCCAGATATGTGGGTAATGGGCGGTTCAAGAACAGGTGACGAAATGACTCACGCTTGGCTTGCTATTACACACTTAGACGAAGAAGGATACAATAAACTAAAAGAGGAAAGAGATGAAAAATTTAATATTGCTAGTAAGTAGTATTATTATAACAGGATGCACTAGTTCAGGTTACAATGGCCCGCATGATTTTAATTGGAACCCTGAACTAGTAGTCTGGGAGCAAAATATTAGAAACTGTAGGAGTGCGGACGTTTGTAGAGCAGAAACACTGTTTAGACGATGAAAGTTAAACTATAGTTTACCAATAGGCGTAGAGCTACTAGCACTCATGTTCCAAACTTGTTTGCGCTCTACGCCTTTCTTTTGAGCAAAAACCTTACTATCACAGTTCTTACATACGTGAAAGTAGTTATTGCTTAAACGCTTTGGATCCATACTACCTCTTGTGCGTTCAAACTCTGCGTCACAATTATCACACCTAAATACACAATGTGTTTGTTCACGCTTATAGGCATGTTCTTTGCCTGTTTTGCTAGTGCGCACATGCCGGGTTTGTTTTTTAAATTCTCTTATGTACATAAGTATATTTAACATTAAGATTATAAAACGCAACGATAAATACTATCATAAGAAGGATCATTCATGAGTATAGTTACACTAACAGACACAGCAAAAGCACAAATTGATATCATTTGCGAAGAAAATGAGTGCTATGCAGTGTCTTTAAACCTTAAAGGCGGTGGATGTGCTGGTTTTGAATACGATTGGGCTACTGTAGCAACAGAAGCAGATCTAGAAGCAAACGATATAGTTATTGACTCAAATACAGGTAAATTTGTAATCGGAACAACAGCAGTAATGTACATGATAGGTACAGAGATAAACTACAAAAAAGATATAATGGGTGCAACTTTTGAAGTTAACAACCCTAATGCACAATCAGCGTGTGGTTGCGGCATAAGTGTAAATTTTGATATGAACAAACTGGCAACCCCAGCAATATAAACGGAGCAATATAAATGGCAAAGCAACAAATTGATATCGGCATTGAAGGTAATGACGGCACAGGCGATAGTATTCGCGAGTCATTTCGTAAAGTAAACGAAAACTTTCAAGAACTGTATGCAGTTTTTGGTATTGGAGGACAGATATCATTTACTGATCTTAATGATACTCCTAATACTTATGAAGGCAATGAAAATAAAGTTCCATTAGTTAAATCAGATGGTAGTGGTATTGACTTACTTGAACTTGCTTCAGATAATAGTTTAGATGGCACACCAGATACTATTGGATTTGACTTTACTGTAGATGGTAAAGTTATTATCAAACAGCTAGTATCAAAAGTTTCAAACGATCCAGAGCCAATCTTAGGTGGTCCTATGGATGCTGCTACACAGCCTATTGCAAACGTAAGTGTTACACAGGCTGCTATTGATACATTTAACTCCGTTCATGGTACAAACTTAACAACAGGTGCTCTTGTTATTGACAAAGCATTTGCTGACAGAAATTATCAAGCTAAAGAAGTTGCTGGGGGCGGATTGCGTTTAGGTAACGAACCAGCAGATGAATCAAACTATATCTTCAGCACTACAAATATTAGTTTAGGATATTTAAATATTCCAGCGCATGGTTTAACTACTGCATATAATGGTGCAGGATTTAAATTTGTTTCTTCAGGAACTGATCCGTTTGGTGTCACAACTAATGGCACTTATTATGTTAGAATAATCGACACTGACAATATTGCACTATACAATAGTGAAAGCGATGCAATTAACGCAACCGGACGTATTGCACTAGCTGGAGGATCAGGAACATTTACAATTACTGATGCAGCATATGATGCAAACCTAGAAGGTTATTGGTTAGAAAATGTTGCTATACCACGTAAGAGTATTGTAAGACGTCAAGGCGATGACATGACAGGTGCGCTTAACTTGTTTGACCATCCAGGCGAATTATCAGGTACAGGTTTACCAAACGGTCCAGATGATTTACAAGCAGCAACAAAATTGTATGTTGACAATGCTGCATCTGTTACAAATGTAAATTTATTTGTAAGTACATCTGGTTCAGATCAACAAACATTCACGCCAGACGGCAAAGAAGGCAGAGCTCCAGCGTATGCCTTCCGCACTATTAACGCAGCAGCACGTAAAGCAGAAGAATTAATTATTGCTGCTCCTCCAGAGCCAGGTCCGTATATGCAGACTATGACGTATGCAACTGGTGGCAATACAGCATTAACAAATACAGTTGGAATTACAAGTCCGATTGCTGATCGTGCAAATGCAAGAGCAATTATTGTTGCTAACAAAGAATTTATTGCTAAAGAAGTTACAGGGTATGTTGATGCAACATTCCCAGACTTTGCAGGAACATATGATTTAGAAATTTGTCAACGTGATGTTGGATTTATTCTAGACAGTGTAAGTTTAGATGCGCTACTAGGTAACAATGCTAACTATCTTTCACGTTGGGCTGGCATACGTTACTACTCAAATGTTAGTGCGCAGAAAGCAATTGGCTCACAGCGAGTAGAAACTATTGCAGGTATTGAATATGCTAAGAGTATTGTTACACAGTATATTTTAACAAATACACCTGTGCCTACAACATATCAAACTAGAGTACCGCAAGTAACTAATTTAGCATTACCTGATTCAAGTGCAGATGAAACAATCGGTGCAAAAATGGATATTGTTCTCGATGTTATTAACAACGGTGTTCTCGATGCTCCTCAAATTGTTGACGGACAAACAACTTATAAAATTAACATAAACAATGGCGGGCTTGGATTTATAAATCAAGCAAATCCAGAAAACACAGATATTATTCCAGGTAAAGTTGTACGTGGCAAAAACTCAGGCGCTACTGCACGTATTGTTGATTACAAATACGAAGCAGGACCAAGAGCAGTTAGTGTTAGCGGTACTGACGAGATAGAAGTCCAGCTGTTAGAGCCAGTTGAGTTTGTTGCTGGTGAACCATTAGAGTATGGTAACTACGTAAGAGAAACACAAATTTCAATTAGAGTTGAATCGGGCATTTACGAAGAAGATTATCCAATTCGTATTCCTGCTAACGTAAGTGTTAAAGGCGATGAATTTAGACGTTGTATTGTACGTCCAAAGAAACGTGTTTCGCAATCACGTTGGGCAAATACATTCTTCTATCGTGATGCAGAGTTTGACGGACTTGTATTAGGTAAGTCAAATATTGAAACAGTTGCATTTGATCCACAAACTGATGCATCTAGAACAGCTGGCACATATGCAGTAAGCACATGGACTACAGATAAATTAGGTGTAGATGCAGAGTTTAGTATTGTTGTAGATGGAAATGGTACTATTACAAGTATTACTGTTACCAATAGTGGAGACCAGTTTCAACATGGTGAACGATTAACTGTTTTAGACGATCAGTTAGGTGGCGGCGGCGCTGGTAGTATTACATTTACAATTGCTAGCGTTCCAAACGGTATTGAATATATAAACCCATTAACTGGAAAAGCCGATGGATATTTTGGTTACCATTATCTAACACAGCCTGAACTATTGAAAAATACAGGTGCTGGTTATGAGAACGTAGGTAAATGGGAAACCAATGCGCTTACACTTATCGACAACAAAGAATTTATACAAGAACAGGTTGTTAACTATATTGAAACAACATACCCTGCACTAGTTGGCTCCTATAGTAGACAAAAATGTTTTAGAGACACAGGATTAATTGTTGATGCTCTTGTAAAAGATTTACGTAATGGCGGAAACGAGTTTGCACTCGAAGCACAAGGCGAATACTATGCAGGTGCTGTTGAAGTAGGAACAGAAGACGAAACAGTTGCAGGTATACAACACATCTATACAATGGCTAGTAAACTTATACTTGGTCAATCACCAACAACGCTTTATAATCAAGCAGGCGGTGATGCAAGTGACAGGCTGTACGCAGAAGATTTGTTTAATGGATCAGGTGAGCCTGATGCATGGTCAACTGGAAAAGTTTATAGACTGGGTAATGTAGTTAAATTTACAACTGGTCTGAATGTAACCACATATTACACACCGATCAAAGAGCACACCAGTCGCACAACATTTGATGCAGCAGAAATTGCAGAATACTGGAGAGTAATCGACGGTCCATCAACTGTAATACAGAATTTGCTTAACACAGTTAAATTTGCATTCAACAGTGAGTATAATCCTCCTTTGCGCAATGATCAAATAGATGTATTTTTGATGAACGATGCAACAATTGTTCGTAACTTAACTGTACAAGGGCATGGCGGGTTTATGTGTGTGCTTGATCCTGAAGGACAGGTACTAACTAAATCACCGTATATCCAAACTGGTTCAAGTTTCTCTCAATCACTTAACACGCAAGCGTTTAGAGGTGGACTGTTTGTTGATGCGTTTGTTGGTAATTCAGCAGTACAAGTTATTGAAAAAGTAGACGGCAGTGCGTTTAGATTAAAAATTCAAAGTTTAGGTTCGCCATCTGCACCACAAGGTTTGTTTGTAAGACGTCCTGAAACACCAAGTGCATTCTATATTGACGGCAGACGTTTCCAAGTTAATGCTGTTACAGCATACGATAAGACTTTGGGCACAGCAGAACTTATTCTATCACCTAACTCAAACAGCGGCGCAGGATTTACTGGTATTACGAGTGCATTAGCAACTGGAGTCGATTTAGACTCAATTGGCACATTTGAATTTGATAGTGTAAAGTGTGCTAGAGATACTGGATACATTTTAGACGGTATTACATTTGATGTTGCACTTGGTACGAACTATAATAGTGTATACAACGGACTTGCTTATCAAAGAGCAACAGGCTCGTATGTACAAAATAATCAACAGACACAAACTGTACAAGCCATTACAAAAGGTAAAACTGAAGTAGCAGCACTTACAGAAATAGCAGATAGTGCAACAGCACTAGCAAGATCAAATGCAGGCTTTGATGAAGTTATTGATATTATCAATAACGGTACACAGAGTGTAAGTGAGCCAGGAGACGGTGTTGCTGATGCACTTGCTTTTCCTAGCCCAGCAACACTTCCAACAACAGACGCAGATGACGCTGCTTCAAGACTACAAAACAACAGAGCATTTTTAGCAGCTGAAGTTGTTGCATTTGTAAACAACAATACTCCTCCAGCAGGATACAATCAAACTAAATGTGCTAGAGATGTAAGATACATTGTTGATGCATTAACATATGATATTCTTTATGGTGGTAACAGTGGTACAGTAACTAACGCTATGGCATACTTAGACGGTGCAGCAGCTCAGTTACCAGAAGCACAGAGACTTGCTACAGCAGCAGCATATGATCACCTAGCAACAGTAGTTGCAGCAGTTGTTACAGACGCAACAGGTGTCGCTACTACAACTCCACAAGTAGGAAATGCAGAAGTACAAGTTACAACAGGAGACGCAGCAACAGCAACAGAAGGTAATGCACTAGATGCACTATTGCAAATTATTGAAAATGTTGTTACAGCAGGTAACTTAAACAGCTTGCCATTAGTTGTAACCCCAGATCTAACAACACTTGCAGTGAGTGCAGAGCTAACAGATGCAGCAAATGATGTTATTTCTAATAGAGCATTAATTATTAATCGTGTTCTACAGAGCATAGACGCACCATTGCCAATCACACTACAAACAGCTGGTAACAGAAGTATACTAGGCAACGACTTTACACAAGTTAATGACTTGGGTTACGGACTAGTTGCTGCCAACGGCGCACTAAGTGAAATGGTTAGTATGTTTACGTACTACTGTCATGCTAGTTACTATTCAAAGAATGGTGCTGAGATTAGATCACTAACGGGTTCGAGCTGTTATGGTGAATTTGGTCTAGTTGCAGAAGGCAGTGATCCAAACGAAATTCCAGATGCAGTTGAATTGTATCAAGATATGACACAGCCAATAAAGACATTTGATGCTGAGGCTATATTATTTACTACTGGATTTTTAACACTTACAGCTGGTGAAACTTTGACGCAAGCAAGTTCAGGTGCAACAGGAGATGTAGCAGTTGCAACAAGTCAAACTGGCGGATCAAATGTAATTTATCTAACAAATCTCGGATCAGCTTTTGATACAACAAATACTATTACTGGCAGTGTAAGTGGCGCACTAGGTGCAGACAGTGTTCCTGTTACAATTGATGGAAACGGATATGATAATGCCAAAGAAAGTCTATTTTTGTATGCCTACGATATGCAAGATCCACCATCAAACAGATCAGAAGTTAACATATATCATCCATCTCGTCCAGCATTTGCACGTTACGAAGTTGCAAACGCAGAACTAGTACAGCACATAGTCGGCGAATATCCATTGCTTGCAGAAACAACTGATTATACTGCAACTAAAGCAAATGGTACAGCTACAGGATTTGTATTTAATTTATACAAAACAATTGATGTAGGATATACTGCAACCTTCGCAGCAGCGAATGATGGTACAAACTACACATTAGGTGATCAGTTTGTAGTAACTGGTGACAAACTAGGTGGTGCAACGCCTGCAAACGATTGTACAGTTACAGTTGCTACTGTCGACGGTACCGGAGCAATACTTACAGTTACGGTAGCAGGCACAATTGCAGTTGAAGCAAGTACTCCAATGTACAGTGGAAAAGTTTACAAACTAAACTTTAGTACCAGTGATACACAATTTAGTGCAAATGGTTTGTTGGAGCCAGTGCCATTTAATACTAGTGTGGTATACTATCGTAACCAAACACACATTATTAGTGATTTGGCTCGACCAGATGTATTAACAATTCGTCCAAGTACAGCACTAACATTTGATGAAAATCCAGATCAAGTTTATAGAAGTATTAGTTTCTTGACCAGCGACAGTTTAGGTGATGAGTTACCTGTTAATACATCACAAGCAGGTCTTGATAGCACTTACGACTTTATTAGACTTACTGTTGATACGGCTAAAGCACAGGAAACTCCACTATCAAGCACAGGTACTACCAAAGGTAATACTGCTGGAGACGTTGTACTAGCTGTTAAAATTTGCGATACTAACGAAATCTTCAGACTTAATAACAACGCAAGAACTCCAGCAAACAATAGACCTGCTGGATGGACAGCAGCCAGCTTAACGATTGAAGCTCCGATTATTACATGGGCTGGCAAAAAGCATTATGTGTTTAACTATCGTGGTGTTGGCGCTGGAGATGTAATTGAAGAGCCAGGTGAAGATAACGTATACGCTATTGTTGATCTAGTTGATTATGATACTATTAATCAAACAGATGCTACTGGTATTGCTAGTACAACAGTACTAGGTTCAGAAGTTGTTACAATTAGAGCAGGTCTTAAAGCAGGAGCAACAGGAAAAGTTACAGTTAATATTAGTACTTGTCGTGCAACAGGTCATGACTTCCTAGATATCGGTACTGGTGGATTTAATACGTCAAACTATCCAAATGTTATTTTTGGTGAACCAGGCGAGAAGAAAGAAGCCAACGAAGTTGTTGAAAAAGGCAAGGGTCGTGTGTTCTATGTAAGTACAGACCAAAATGGTATCTTTAGAGTTGGTAGATTCTTTAGTGTGGACCAAGGTACTGGTACAGTTACATTCAGTGCAAGTCTTGCACTTAGTGATGTAGACGGACTGGGCTTTAAACGTGGTGTTGTTATTACTGAATTTAGTACAGACACAGCAATGGTTGACAACGCTTCAGATACAGTACCTACAGAAAGTGCTGTACGTGGCTATGTAAATAGACGCTTAGGCTATGATGTAACAGGTGCTCCTGTTGCTAACAAACTAGGGCCAGGTGTGCTTGCTCCAAACGGTGCTGTTCCAATGACAGATGATTTGAACGCAGCAGGTAGCACAATTACTAACTTGGCAGTTCCTGTTAATGATGCTGATGCGGCTACTAAGGCATATGTCGACAGCGGACGTGGCGACCTTGACGAAATTAAAAATTTACGCAGTGTCGAATATAATAATATTGCAGCTAACCAATTACTAGTTTCAACAGGCAAAAAGAAATTAATACTTGAGGCAGGTAGTATATTAGGCGGCGGCTTTGCAGCAGGCGATGTAATTACAGGATCTATATCTGGAGCAACTGGTACAGTTGTTGATGTTATTGACGGACTTGTTGGCATTGAAGGCAATATTGTAGAAATTACATATGATGTACTAACTGGTGTGTTCAGTGACGGCAAGCCTGCAGATGGTCTTGCAGCTGATGTACTTACAGCACCAGGTGGAAAACAAGGTAATGTAATTGATGGTCCGGTAGATGAATGGGCCAACGGAGTTGCATCACCAACTAGTGATGTTACTATTACTGCTACTAGAACAGCAGGCGCTGGTAGAGAAGTTGAACTTAACCTAGCTGTTACAGCAGGAGCTGTTGTTAATGCAGATGTATCAGGAACAGCACAAATTGCGCAAAGTAAACTAAACATGCTTGCTGCAACTACAAGAGCGGATGCCACAGGTATTTCACAATCTGATAGAGGACTTGCAAGTTTTGACGATGCTAAATTTGAAGTTACAGATGGTTGGGTAACTGTTAAAGCAGGAAGTGTTGACCTAGCAGACCTAGAAAATATTGCAACAGATACAGTCCTTGGACGCAGTGCAGCTGGATCAGGAGCAGTAAGTGCAATACCATTTAGTACAGTAGTTGATGAAGGTTTAGGTTTATTAGATGCAGACTTTATTACAGAAGTACTGCCAGCAAATGATCCAGGCGAAGCACTAATTAAAACAGGTGCAGGTACATATGGCATTAGTAACGTAACCAAAACAGGTGAAGTTAACAGTATTGTTAAAACAGATGCTAACGGCACAATCCAAGCTAACTCACTAATACTTGGCGGTGATAGCAGCTATGAAGTATTAAGTTTGGATAGCTTGACACTACAAGTAAAAACACCATCACAAGGTTTGATATTTACAGCAGTTGGCGGAACGGGCGGCGGATCACCAACATATCCAGATATGTTGGTACAAGGTAGTGTAGGCGTTGGCGGAACTACTATTAGTGAAAGTATTCTACAAAGTACATCAAACTTTACAGGTGAAAAGGTATTAGGCGTTGATTGGATATATTCAAGCTTTATTGAAGCTCCAGGCGAAAAAGGAGCAGCGTCTACAGCTATATCAATTGGTGCTAACACTGGTAAAACAACAGCTGGTCAAGTAGGCATTGTTACTGCTGATACAGGATCAAGTTCAAGTGTTGTACCAGCTGTGTTTAGTTCATCTGGCATGCTGCCAGATACTGACGATACATACGATATTGGTAGTGCAACTAAAAAATATGCAAATGTTTATGCAACATTGTTCCGTGGTACTGCTACTGAATCATACTACGCTGACTTGGCAGAGAATTACTTAGCTGATGCAGAGTATGCTCCAGGAACAGTTATCGAGTTTGGCGGAGATGCAGAAGTTACACAAAGCACAACACACGGTACACATCGTGTAGCAGGAGTTGTATCTACTAATCCAGCACACTTAATGAATTCACAATGTGAAGGAGACAATGTTGTTGCAATAGCACTACAAGGGCGTGTACCTTGTAACGTAATTGGTAAAGTTGCCAAAGGCGATATGCTGGTAGCAAGTAATGTTCCAGGATATGCAGTTGTTAACAACACTCCAGCAGTTGGCAGTGTAATCGGTAAAGCACTTGAAGCTAAACTAGACGGTGAGCGCGGCACAGTTGAAGTTGTGGTAGGTAAACACTAATGGACAAGAAAGCAGTAGACAAACTAATTAAGGCTGGTGTAAAAGCCAGCAATGACACTAAAAATCCGCAGGGTAGGCAAGTTGTCCACACTGCGGGTAAACTAAGAATACAAGTAAACAAGGGAGCAGACCGTGGCCAAACAAACCGTTAATTTAGGGACTAGTGCAAACAAAGGTGACGGTGATCCGTTGCGCACAGCATTTGATAAGGTAAATGATAACTTTACAGAAGTATATAGTTTACTGGGTGCAGAAGGTGGAGATGTCGACGATGTCGTTGCACCAATGCTCGTACACAGTGATCACACAAACGTTACTGTAACAAGAGACGATGCTGCTAATAAAATAATTTTTAGTGTAGATCCATATGACGGAGACATTACAGGTAGTGTGTTTGGTGATGATAGTACAGTACTTGTAGATGGTGTTAACAACACAATACCTAAAGCAAACATTGAAGATAGTGCAAATTGGGATGCAGCATTTGGTTGGGGCAATCACACAGCTGGTGGATACGCTCCACAAACAACAACATATACAAAGACAGAAGTTGATTCAGCAATATCTGCTGTTTCGCTAGACGGTGATTTTACAGGCAGTGTGTTTGGTGATGATAGTACTGCACTTGTAGATGGAGTTAGCAATAAGATTGTTGGTCCAGTAGATACAGCAAGTGTAGATGCAGTAAGTTTAAGAACAAGTGCGACAAGTATAGCACTTGGTAGAGATGCAGGTAAAACTAATCAAGCAAACC